GACGGCGTGATAAGTTACTTGACGAATGCCCCATATAAGGTTACGTTTGGAGATCTCAAGTTTATCAAGCACGGTGCGAGCCAAAAGTTTTACGAAATCGTATACAGCAGACGCACGCGACGCTTCAAGCATCGTGTATGGACTGTTCAGATTCACCACATCAAGGGTGATGCATACACCGACTATGTTTCAGATTGGCAGCGCGCGGATATTGGCCGCACAACAAGTGGCGTCATGTGCACTCAACTCATAAGCAGATACAAGGACAAGGACGGAAACGAGCTTGCGGAGTGGAAGTGGGTTGAACTTACGCAGCCGCCGGGTGCATGGGTGATCTGTACACAGTCATGCAATCACCAGTGGAAGGAGTTTTCGCAGGAGGACTTCCGCAAGGCGGCAAAGGCTCTTCTCGCTGGAGGTGGCGACACGAGCGCGGATAACGATAAGTTCCACAAGGACCTGATCGCGACTCTCAAGAACATGCCGATTGCGACCGCCGCGGCGATGCAGGGCGTGACACCCGAGACGATGAAGGACGAGATAGCCCGGCTTGACGAGGCGAGAAGGGCTGCGGCAGCACAGGAGGCGGCAGATGCGGCGGCTCGCAAGGATGCGGAAGGAGGCGGTAAATGACAGAAGCCGAAGCGTTGATGCAGCGCCCCTTTACAGTTGGCTACGATCCCGAGGCCGACGAATACTACATCTTCGCGCCACCCGGATGCGTTCTTGTTGACGGACACGAGATTGAAATCGCGGACGCCGACACGACGAATCACACGGTCCCGCTCGATTGTCTCGACCCAAACGACATGCCGGACGCCCTCTATGCCCACGTCACGCAGGACGCGTCTTCGACGGGCGGCTACAAGGTGGAGTTCGACGACGAGGAAACAAAGGAAGGTGCTCTTTTCAACTTCCGCGTCTGCCGTTTCGGTTCGGCCGAAAACGACGGCAACCAGTATGATATCTGCACGTCGTGCGTCACGCTCGGCGTGGGGGCGCTTCCCGGGCCTTTTGAGCCCGTGTATGGGGAGAGCGGCGTCGATGGCTTTGGTAAGGGGTATGTCCAGGTCGGTGGCTTCACGGTCATCTCGAATCCGTCCGGTGGCCATGAAAATCCAGCATCGAACGGACAGAAGATCGTGGCTGTGAAAATATCTGTTCCGACATCCGCCTCGTCTTCCGGTGGATCCTCCGGCATTTCCATCGAGCTCGTCGCGTATAACGACGAGGCAGCATTGATGAGCGCACAGCAGAGCCTCGATTATGTAATTTATCCGATTTACGTTCTCGCGTGGGATGAGGACGAGCATTCGAGCATAACGATGGACTTGCGTAGAATGCCGACTACGGGGGCGCTTGAAACATTTTTGACGAACAGCTCGGCTTCGGGAGGTAGCGGATCGTGACGTTCACTGTTCCGAGCGTCGCGGGGGTGTTCCTCTCGCTGTCGAATCGCCTCAAGACGGCGATCACTGACGGCTCCGCCGCGCACTATCTTCTGGGACGGACGCCGACGCGACTCCGCAACCACCTCGGCTTTCACGCGGCGCTTGCGGAGATGGCGGACGCGCTGCTCGAACGCGCCGTTCTGCCGTATCAGATTACCTCTTCGCTTCCGTCGCTCACAGTCCTTCCGACGGCACAGTTTTCTGGTAGGGGAAATCAGGATCCGCCAGTCCAGGTTTACGCCAAGGTTGATCTTCCGCGGCTCCTTGCGACGGCGGCGATGCGGTCCATGCTCGGAACGGAGAAGCGTTATGCGCCATTGGAATTCTGGCGGGCGATTTTCGACGGTATCAACTCGCTGTCGAGTTCGCAGCCGGAGGTGCTTTGGCCGCGCGATGCGGCGTCCGAAGACTACGCCGACGTCGTGATCTATCCCTCGATATGTCGAACAGTTGGCAATTTCGGGGAATATGGAACCCTTGTTGATTTGTATGATTCCGGGTGGGACACAACTTACAATCTATATCTTTACGATGTAGTTCCTAAGGAGGTGCATGACTTGGTGTTTCATGGTTGGGATCGTGGATACCAGACGGCATATATGCTTTCAAAGCTTATTTTTGATTTCGCGTATGAGACTGAATCGTGGGGGCGAATTTTCGGCTATCTCCAGCTTAAGCTGATAGTGGCTGAATCCTGGATGCTAAGCATCGTAGAAAACGAACACATTGCATCGTTGCCCGTCGAAAAGGCGGTTGCTCTCATTTCTTGGTCTCCGATGGAGGCCGGAACAAATCAAGAGACGCGAAAACCGACCGCAAGACCCAACATAGACCTTCTCCGTATTTATCAGATTCTTCTTGGTTGCTTTTGGGCTAACTGGGCGAAAATGAAGGTTGAGGTTAAAGCACCTCATCTTGTCACAACACGAACGGTGGTGTTCACAGTTAATTGGGACGGCTCGCTGACTACCGACAGCGACGATACCGAAACCGACGTGGCTGTGTACACAAACAAGCTCGAATGGTCGCATGACGTGTCGTGGTCTACGAACGGCGAGTGGAGTCGCGAGCATACGTACAATGGCGGAATTACATACTATTTGTCCATTTCCTCGCTTACGGCCTCCCTGAATATAGTGAACCAGAGTTCTGGAGAGTTGCCGCAGGGATATGAAACTGCCCTTGGAAATTATTTTCAGAGCAATGCGGACGCTAACGCAGTGCGTGCGATTATCAAGTCGTATCTTGACGGGATATGGCAGAATCACGGAGGAGGCCGAGTAGAGCTTATTGTATGGTCCGGCGGTTCTGGCAAAGCTACGTGGACCGCGGTTCCGGTAGGATCTTCGTTCACCGATCCGGCCGCCGATGATCTGCTGATGCAGTTGAAAGATCTTTTGTTGAGCTACGATTGCTCTGGTATGACAAGCTTGGGCGCACTTGTGTACTACTCTGGCGGGGGTTTTAGCTGGGACGGCGTGACTTCCGACGCGACTATAATCCAAGCCCTCAAGGATTATTCGGCTGCGTCGCAGGCCCTTAGAGAATTGGGGGGGCTTGTTGGGTATAGAAGGGACATTACGGACATCCTGCGGAGGCTCATCGAGGACGGAGATGCCACAGTCGTTTGGGATGGAGGTGTAAGCCCAGAAGAGGATGCCTCGGAATATCCCCGTTCGATAAGCCTGACCGTCGTCTCGTCCGAGACACATCCTGTTGCCGAAGCTGACGGTTCGTATCTTCGCGCGCTCATAATGACCGGAAATCCGGCGGTCGGGAGCAGGACTTCTCCTTGGCCCGCTCGGTCGGTTATCGACGGCTCTTACGTCAAGGCGGAGAAGACCGCGATCGGGGCGAGGTTCAGGGACGAACTCGTGGAATCTTACGATGAAAGCCACCAAACTACTCGGCAAGCAGGTTATTACAACTATGTGGCCGACAGCAGCATGCATGATGGAGCTGGCGGCTACAGGGCGACGCGCGGAACGAACGGATCCGGCGAACGCGCCCCAACAGGAAAGATTTTCAGGCGGCTAATGGTCGGATCGGCGAACATGTCGGGTGGGGATCCGACAGAAGCGCCTTCCGCCTCTGTCGAAGAGCTCGTCACCTCGCTGATCGAGTTTCCGAACTACAGCATAATAATGCCGACAGAGGTCGGCGGCACGTTGCCAATGAGCCTACTCGGCATTTTTCCGCACGGGGCGCCAGGGGAAGAGCCGGACGACGGAGACAACATCTACGGTGTGACGCATCACGCTTGGTATCATCGCGATCTTTCGCCTAAAATCTACTACGTTAACAACGGCGGAAGATGGGAGGCAGTCATAGTGCCGCCGGGCGGGGCGGCGCCAGCGGGTGCGGTCTACAGCTATTACCTGCCTTATTGCATAACTCGTGGAGGCGATGAATATGTTGTATGGGCGTACAGTGTAGACGGCACGATGAATTTGACGATTCATGAGTTTTTCACTTACTACTACTACGGGAAGTCACCGTCCGGGAGTGCTGCGACACTTCCAAACGACGACGAGCTCGTCGTCGATCTGTCGCGCCACCTCGCCGTCCGCGCGGAGTGGAACTGGAAGTCAATGCCCGTCACCTACATTTAGAAAGGAGAAAACAAGCGATGAACGAACAAGACATGCCTACATCCGTCGAGAGTGCGACGGCGCAGCCCGGCAAGGGATTCGGCGGACAACCGCAGACACAGCCCGCCACGCCAACGCAGACAGACCCCTACGCATCGCAGAAGCAGATCGTACTTGATGGCGCGCGCCGCGTCGTAAACGAGCTGATGCGCGGCATAAGGGCCGACGCAATCGGTTTGCCGCAACAGAAGCCGCAGCAGCAAACCATAGGAGACATGATGCGGGGAGTTATAAGCGGTAGTGCGGCAAATGCGCCACAGCCGCAAGTTCCGACGCCTGCAGCGCCTGCGCCCGCTCCGGCCGCGCCAGTGCAGACGGCTCCGCAATTTACGGTAGCACGCTCTGCACTCGGCAAGTCAAACGTAAGCGGATATGATTACGGGGGTTACCGGGTGGAGCTTCCCGAAGGAATCGACATGAACGACGGGCAGTCCGTGCAGGAAAGCGTGTCGTTCGGAAACCAAATGGCCGACTGGATGAACGAAGACGAGGAGGACTGAAATGGAAAACAAACCTGACATTGTTGACGAACTTGAGCGTATCAACAAGCTGACGCCGGACCAGGCGTACCAGGAGAGCGTCGCCGAGATCGGCCGTGCACCGAGCATTACGGACGCACAGGACGCCGCGGCTCGTGTCCCGCAGGCGCAGATCGACGCGATGAAGGAGAAGGTTGCCCAGCCAGCCGCGCCAGCAGCTCCGGCGTCTCCAGCCGCACCCACACGGCAGCAACAGCCACAACAGCCGCAGACCGTTATCGGCAGTGACGGCAAGGGCCGCACGACGTTCGGCGGCTATGTACGCGTCGTTGACCAGAAGACAGGTGCGACGACGTGGGAGGACTTGAAGGGCAACGCGGTGGAAGCGCCGCAGTCTCTTAGGATGATGGAGGCGGCTTCTTCTGGCATTTCGCCCAACCAGGGCACGGCCACGTCGTGGGCTGATGCCATCGAACAGCAGAAGGCGGCGCGGCTCGCCGAGGCGAAAACGCGTGGACAGCAGTCGTATGACTTCATGCTGAAAAGCCAGAAGGAGCGCGAGATGCAGAGGGCGGAGCGAAATTTCACGACGGCGCAAGCCGCTAAGAACGCGCTCCGGCTTCTGATGCAAGAAGGTCTTGGTGACATTAAGGAGCACAACGGTAAGAAGTACCGCGTCGTTTCCGTGGGCGGCTCGTCGATCGAGCGCGCGAACGCGCAAAGCGAAGCGATGGGGCGCAAGTCCTCGCTGTCGAAAATCGCCGCATACGTGCAGGTTGACGACAACGGGAAGCCGATTGCCGACCCCGCGTTCTACATGTCCGTGAACAAGAGCGATGGCTCCAAGGCGTCAAAGTCGCTCGTTCCACTCGATCTTGGGCGCGTGATGAACCAGTTCTCGACATCGTTCGCCACGCTCAACAACGTCAGCGAGGCGGACGCCCGCGCGTCTACCGTGTCGGAGTTCGGCGGCCTTAATCCCTTCAAGTGGCAGGTCGGGGCGACCACGCCCGCGAGCGTACAGGCGGCGCAGGTGCGCGCCGAGGGCGCGAAGGAAGTCCAGGAACTGAAGAACAAGGGCAATCTCGAAGTCGCGCAGGTCGCGCCGAAGGGTGGCGGCAAGAGCGAGGCAGAGCTGAAGATCGAGCAGGACAAGCTCGAAATTCGCCGACAGGAGCTCCAGGCGCGAATCGACAGGGGCGAGAAGTCGCAGCAGCTGAAAGAGGACATTTTTGCATATCAGCTCGCACAGGACGGACACAAAGAGGCCGCACAGGTCTTTTCCGGTCTTCCGGCCGAGAAGAAAGCGCAGTTCCAGCAGGAGTATCTCGACAGCATCGAGTCGCTCAAGAAGAAGTATGCCGGGGGGCAGGCGCAGTCGGGTACGGATAAAGGCGAGATAAAGTCGGGCGATAATAGTGTGGACGACAATGCGCAGTCAACCGACTATCCCGGCTACACCAACGGCAAGGCGAAACGCGCGCTTGCGGCGGGGTGGAAGTGGGATCCGGAAAAGAAAAAGTTCGTAAAGCCGTAAGGAGAAGGCACGATGGAAGCAGAAGATTTCTCGAAGCCCGATTTCATCCAGCAGGAAGAGGACTTCGGACAGCCCGATTTTGTCGCCGAAAACGAGGACTTCGGCACTCCTGACTACAAGCAGAGCGAGAAGAAGCCCGCGAAGCCGAAGGAAAGCGAGAAGAAGCTTGCCGCGCAGCTCGGCATCAGCGAAGACGAACTTCGCGGCTCCCTCGGCACATCTTCGGTTTACTCCCCTAAAGCACCGGAAAAGAGCGACAAGGTGAAGCGGAGCAAAGGCGAGCTGATGGAGCTTGAATGGCAGGCGCAGACGGGTCAGCGCGACAGCGCGGGCCGCTATGCCTTCGCAAATCTCGTTCCGTTCGCCGGCGGAGACTTCGAACAGACGCAGAAGGATCGTCTGACGCGGATGAAGGACTTCATCGACGGCAAGCCACATCTTCGGAATCGGGTTGTCAACGGTCGCGAAATGACGCCTGAGCAAGCGGCGCTCGGGCGCGGTATGGTTGGCGCAATGATGGGGGATCGCCGCGATACGCTCGATGACATGCTGGCGGACGAAGCGGCAGAGTTGCTTCGCACGATGAACATGGGCTCACGGCCAACTTATCGAAAAGACGGCGAATCGCGCAAAGACTTTGAGGAGCGGCTTAAGGGGCTTGTTGGAGCAGAGCTCAAGAAACATGTCGAAGCACAGGAGGAGGCTCGCAAGAAACTCGACGAGACGGACAGGGGCTTCACGGACAAGATCGTGGTTGGCGGCATGCCGTCCGTCAGGTATGTTGGCGAAATGGCGGCTGGCGGCATGATGATGAAGGGTGCGCAGACCGCAAAGCTCGGCTTCAACCTGCTGACAAAGGAGGGCCTGAAAAGGCTTTTCACTTCGGAAGGCGCAAAGGAATTTGCAAAGGTTGCCGCGCAGAAGGTCGGCGTCGATGCGGCAAAGGCCATGCCGGCCACAATGTCGGGCACGGCGCAGGGAGTGCGCGAGATGGCGCGAGACGAATACGCTCTCGATCAGGACGGCAATGTCGTCGTGGCGTCCGAGGGCGACAAGGGCGACACGCTTGGAAAGGCTTTTCGAAACAGTTTCACCGAGAACCTCCTGGAGAACACGGTCGGCGAAATCACGCGGCCGCTTGCTGGAAAGACCTTCTCTTTGCTCGGCAAGCACGGTGGCAAGATCGGGCGCGCGGCAAACCGCGTCTACCAAAACTACAACAGATTGACTGACGTCACGGGTTTCGGCGACATGCTCTTTGAGGAACTTCCCGAAGAGAATGTACAGTATTTCTTCAGCGACGTTCTTGGTTGGGGAAAGAAGGACTCCGAGTACCGTGGCGTCATGGAAGAGCTGAAGCACGCCTTTACCGACGAAGGGGGGCAGTACACGGTTGGCGGACAGTGGAACACGATGCTGGCCATGCTTCTCCAGATGGGCGCTCAGACGGCAGTTGCCGGAGGGAAGACGGCGATACAGCACATAGACGCCAAGCGCGACATCGGCAACCAGCTTGAAAGTATCTGCGGGCTTACAAAGGAGCAGGTCGGAAAGATGTCGCTTGACCAGCGCGCCGCGTTTGCGAACGCCTGGAATGCGATGAACGATAATCCCGACGCGCTGCGCGGGGCGCTTGAGAAGGCGGGCGGCTATCTCGGCAAGATGGCCGACGAGCTTACGAAGCAGTCTACCTACAAGCTCCAGAAGGATGTTTCGGCATACGGTGAAACTCCGCGCGGTTTTGAGATGCAGACGGAAACCGGAGCCGACGGAAAGCCGGTTGCTAAGTTCAACAAGGCGATTCGCACCGACGGCGTAACAGGGAAAACGGAAGTCGTAAACGAAATGTACGACGAAAAATCCGGCGTGACGATGATCGACGTCGGGGACGGAACATACGAAGTCCGCGACGAAATCCACCCAGAGCGCATATTTACAATCGACAGTTTCGACGAGGCGAAGAGGTGTGCCGATTTCTATGCGCTCACGAACCAGAAACAGGCGCTTGACAACGCCGTGAAGCGCCGTTATGCCGAACAGCTTACGCAGACGAAGTTTCAGCGTCCTACCGAGATAGCCGATCATGTCGGCGACCTGTTCCGCGTCGTGCAGGGCGAAATTGCCAAGAACGGCAACTATCACGGCATCAGGGACGTCTCCCAGCTGTTCGTCACTGGCAAGGACGGCACGGTGACATATCCTCCCACCTTGATCGGCAAAGAGACCCCCGGCGGATTTACGTGTCCGGACGGGACGGTTGTCATGGTTCTCGACAACATCGAGAGTGCGTCGGATATGAACCGCGTGTTGGCTCATGAATCGGGACACGCGGCCGGCAAGGACGATCCGGCGGCGCGACAGGAGATGCTGTCGCGCGTTTCACCCGACACGGAGTACGGGCGTCTTCTCGGCCAGATGCGCGAAATGAACGAGGCCCGCGGCGAAGCCCGCAGACTTCCCGAAGACAAGCTCCGTGAAGAGGCGTTTGCACAATGGCTTCAAAAGCGGGGGCACAATCCGACGATCGGACAGCGGATCACCCACGCGCTCTTCGGGAAGGTTGGCAAGCTGAACGACGCCGACCTTGAAGTCATTGCCAGCCGCATCGAGAGGGAAAGCGCGACCGCAAATGGCGGCGTTGAGTTTATTCCCGCCAATGCGAACGCAGATCATACGGCCGTGGAGGAGGCCGAAGCCCACTCGCCGACACCTGTCCAGACACCGGAAACGGTTTCCAAGCCCGAGAACCCATCTCCTGCCGTCGTCGCAGAAGCCACCGCCAAGCCCGTAGGAGCGCAGGGGGGAGCCGAGACGAACGAGGACACCCCCGAGCCTGAAAACGCGCCCAAGGAGCGGAAAATCGCGTCTGTGGACGATGTGGCCGCACAGGCGAAAACGCCTTTGAGCGAAGAGGAACGCAAGACGCTTGCCGACGCGATGGACATGTCGGGCGTGGAAGCTGTCGAAAAAGTGCCGGAATCGTCTGATTTCCTGTCGATTCTCGGGCAGGATGCGCCAGTTGTCCGGTTGAATCCCAAGAAGGTTGACCGCTCCGACGCGATTCTGCCGAATATGAAGAAGGACGCAAACCGCACAAGTGGCATCACGAAGCCGCTTTCCGGCGATTGGCATCCGACGATGGGCGGCATCGGGGCGGTATGGCTCACGAAGGACGGCAAGCTCGCCGTCATCACCGGACGCCACCGCAGCGAAATGGCAGATCGGCTGAACAAGTCTATGCTATATTATGTCTTCCGCGAGGCTGACGGCTTCACGAAGGACCATGCCACGATTTTTGACGCCGTGGCGAACATCCACGACGAGAAAGGGACAATCAATGACTACATCGGATTCTTCGAACACGCCAAGCCAACCAGGGAGCAAGCAGAAAAAGCCGGAATCCTCTCAGGAAAAGGGCTCGTTGCATGGAGCATTTATTCAGATGCTACCGAAGCTGTCCGCCGCGCAACGGATCTGGGAGGCACGGGCGAAGAAGGGCTTATAACGCCCAGTCAGGCGACGACTATCGCGCAGGCCGCCCCGAAAGGGGCGCACGAGCGTAATGCGTTCATCCAGTCTGTTCTGCTACGCGCCGCGAAGAGCGGCATGAAGGGCAAGGCGTTCACGGGCTACTCCCGCGAAATGACGCGCCAGCTCCAGGGCAGCGCGATAAGCAAGAACCTCTTGCAAGGCGAGCAGATGGACCTCTTCCAGGACGAGGATTTTCTCGCGATGGAAGCGCTCACGAAAAGGCGCAACGAGTACCGCCAGCGCAAGTCGAACAGCTACACGGAGGTCGCCTCCAACATCCGCTCGGCTCTCAACCGCGAGGGCAAGCTGGAACTGAATGCCGAATACGCAAAAGAGCTCGGCGTCACCGACAAGACCAACAGGACGCAACTCGAAAAGGCCTACGACCTTGCCACGGAACGCGCCGACTACTGGGATCCGGCCGGAACGCGCATCCTCGAAGACGCAGACGTAAAAGCGATGGACGAGGAGATAAACGCAAAGGCTGACGCCGAGGCGAGGAAGCGCGAGGCGGCAAGGGCGAAGGTCGAGGCGATCAAGGCCAAGCGCGAGGGCAAGGTGGCTGTTTCCAAAACGGAAACACCCACTTCGGCGTCGGCCGTTCCTGAAACAAAAACCGCCTCCGCTGAAACAAAAGCGGCTGTTCCTGAAACAAAAACCCCTGTTTCGGAAACGCCGAAGCAGAAAACGGAAACACCTAAAGCCGAAAAGCCGTTAAAGCCGACTCCGAAGAGTTCTGCGCCCTCGAAGAAGCGCACGGTGAAGCTGAAAGACGCCGACGCCGAGAAAAAAGCCAAGGATATTCTCGATTCGATAGACTTCGACACGAAAGACCTTTCTCCCGACAAGCACGAGCGCCGAGTCTTCGACATCCTCATGCCGGACGGCAAGATTGTCCAGGCACACGGCTACACGCGCAGACAGGCGCAGGGGTACGCCAACAAGTACCACCCCGGCGGAACGGCCTACGAGCAGGGCGGCGCGAAAAATGCTATAATAGCATCCCTCAAGGAAAGGGGCTATGGAAGCTACGTCAAAGCCAGCCAAAGATATCCTGACGCCGCAAGAGTATCAGGAACTGCTTTCAATCGGGCGCTTGCCGCCGGAATCAGTCACGGACGAACAAAATTCGAGGCGGATGCAGCTCTTGAGCAAGCTAATCAACAGGGGGTGGACGTTCGAGGCGGAAACGGCATACGAAAGGGAGCACGGCCTCTCGCCTCAGTCGTCGCCGGAAAGTCCCAGCGGGCAAACGAACGCGGATGGCGCTACTACTCCGACGGAACCGTCGTAATCCCCATCTTTGACGGGACGCCCAGAAAAGCCGCCAACGCTTTTCTCGACATTCTCCGCATCAACACCGCATTCGGCGGCTACGAAGTCACCGACTACGCCGAAGACGAAAAGGGGAATCTCTACGCGATCGCAAACGGACCGAAGGTCGTTGCTCGCGCGGATCCGCTTTTCGAGAACCGCGAAAAGTACCTGAAGGACAACGGCTTTACGAAATCCGCAGACAAGCGCTTTGGCGAAAGGCTGTGGGAAAAGCAGAATCCGCATATCGTCGTCGACGAGGCAACGCTGAAACTTGCTCGCACTGCGGACGGCGGCTACGTCGCGCTTCATGCGGACATCGCAGGGCCTCTTGAAGCCGGAGTGGACTTCGACGACAAGAGCTTCGACTACGAGAAGTTCGGTCGGCTCGTCACGGGCGTCGGCAAGCTCGTTGACGTTCTTTCGGAGAGCGGACACAAGGACTTCAAGTCCCTCGCCGCGTACATCTACGAAAGCGACCCCGCGAAGTTTGAACGCGCGAAGCCTGTTCTACAGGACATCTGGAACGCGGTCGCCAAGCAAAAGGGGCTGGAACGCGTTTCCGACGAACGCGCCGACGAAATTTATGGTACAATATCGGTATCAGCCGAGGAAGGTGGCGAAAATGTCGATGTACGACAATCTGGGAAGCCTAATGCGCCAAGCGCTGACGGCGTATCGGAACTGCGATCCGCAGCTCCTGCTTCAGCATCTGGAGAGGGGGGACGCGGGGACGTGGCTCCTCGACAAGGCGAAGGGAGCGCAGATCAGCCTGTACACAACGACGGAGAACGAGGCGCAGAGAGCGTTTCTGTGGTCGGAGGCGAAGTACGACAGCCTGTTTCCGAACTACACGAAGAGCGCGGACGGGGAGACGATCAAGAAGCTGAACTACCAACTTCGGACGCAGGGGAACATAGTGGACGACGCGCTGAGGGCGGCGAATCTCGGGGACGACTGGAATCCGGAGCATCAGACGCCGTACAGCCAAGAGTAGAGGCGACCAGCTCTGAGGAGGCCGCACACAAGGCGAGTCCCGACAAGCCGTCCAACTACGTCATTACTGACGAGGACGAGGCGTGGCTCAACAACTCTACGCCAGGCGAGAAGATCGCCAACAACATCGAGGTCATCAAGATTTTGAACGACCTCGAGGGCGAAGGGCGCACGCCCACGCCGGAAGAGAAGACCAAGCTTGCCCGTTACGTCGGCTTCGGCGGCTTTCCGCAGGCGCTCGACACCAAGTACAAGGACGCATACGAGAAGTATGGCGGCGTTCCTTCCAGCGAGCTTCCTGTGCAGACGCAGGCGGCGCTCAAGAAGCTTCGCTTCGGCATCAAGGGCTATGACAACTATGTCCAGCTTCGCGAGCTTCTCACGCCGGAGGAGTTTGCCGCAGTCAGTCGCGCCACCATCGACGCGTTCTATACGACGATAGACGTCTGTCGCGCAATCCACGCGGCACTCAAGGAGTCTGGCTTCAATGGTGGACGCATGCTTGAGACGTCCGCAGGCGTAGGCAACTTCATCGGCACAGGCGACTACGAGATGGGGGCGAACTGGACCGCCGTCGAACTCGACAAGACCACGGGCAAGATTCTCGGCCATCTCTACCCACTTGCAAACGTAAAGGTGCAGGGATTCGAGGAAACGCAGATTCCGCGCGGCTTCATGGACGCGACGGTCTCGAACGTGCCGTTCGGGCAGATTCACCTGCACGACCCCGAGTACAACAAGCAGAACTTTCCGATTCACGACTACTTCATCGCTCGCGGCGTAGACCGTCTGCGCGTCGGCGGCGTCGCGGCGTTCATAACCTCGACGGGTACGCTCGACAAGATGGATAAGTCGCTCATTCACTATCTTTCGGACAACGGCGGCAAGATCGTGGGCGCCGTGAGGCTACCAAACAGCTACCAGTCTAAGAACGCGGGAACGGAAGTCGCGTCCGATATAATCTTCATCCAGAAGGTGAAGGGCACCGCGGACAACTCTGCGTTCGCCAGGAACGGCGACATGTATGGTATCAGGATCAACGGCTACTTCGCCGAGCATCCCGATATGATTTTTGCGACCGTCAAGCTCGGCGTCAACAAGATGTACGGCGGACAGCCCGCGCTCCAGTTCATCGCCACAAAGGACCTCGCCGAGCTGCCCGCGCTCGTTAAGAAAGCCGCCGAGGGGCTAAAGTATGTTTCCGCGACGGAAGTTGCGCATGCCGACCCGATTTCGCTGGATGCGGACAAGAGCGGGCTTCGGCGAGGCAACATCGGCATTGTGGACGGCAAGATCGTGAAGCGTGACGGCGACTTGCTTATGCCGCTCGACACGTCGAAGATAAAGTGGCCCAAGAAGTTTGCCGACAAGGGCTACACCTTCAATGGCGCGGTCAAGCAGTTTATCGACCTTCGCAACGCATATCACGCCTACGTTGACGCGCAGAAGAATGGCACGGACGACGATGTGAAGATGAAGCGCGCTTCGCTCAACGCGGCGTACGACGCCATGATTGCGCGGTACAAGTCGTTCAACAACGAGAAGGCCATGCGCGAACTCTTCGACCTCGACGACGCGGACGGCATCGTGCTACAGCAGCTTGAGGCATACGATCTCGTTCCCGACGGCGTTTCACCCTCTGGCAAGCCAAAGACGAAGAAGGCGAACTTCCGCAAGTCCGACGCGCTTAAGAAGCGCACGCTGTTCGGAGCGACGAAGGCGACTAAGGCCGACACTCCGATGGACGGTCTTCGCATTTCGCTCAACGAGTGCGGCATGGTGAATCTTCCGCGCATTGCCGAGCTGACGGGGCTTTCGGTCGAAGACGTTAAAAAGCAACTCGTCGAGAGCGGACATGTCTTCCAAAACCCGTCCACAGGCGAGTTTGAGACCCGCGACGAGTACCTTTCCGGATCCGTGCGGCGCAAGCTGCGCGAGGCAAGGGCGGCTGCCGAAGTCGATCCGATGTTCAAAAAGAACGTCGAGGAGCTGGAGAAGGTGCAGCCCGAGGACAAGCCGGCGACGAAGATCAAGTACCAGATGGGTCAGCGGTTCATTCCGAACGACATGTACCGCGACTTTCTCGCCGAGGCCGTATTCGGTTGCGATCCCAGCAAGGTAACTGTCGGCTATGACGAAAAGGCCGACTCGTGGCGTATCGAAGGCAACATAGTGAACGCCGAGTACGCCCGTCGCTCGCCGATTGGCCTTGACGAGCTCTTGAAGCGCATCTTCAACGGCTCGCCGCTCTCCATCAAGGATCGTGTCGACGACGGTGGCGGCAAGTACCACTACGTCCTCAACCCGCAGAAGACGCAACAGGCGGAATCGCTCCGCGACGACCTCACGGCAGCCATGTCGAAGTGGCTTGTTGCGACACCCGAGCGCGCCGAGCGCGTCATGCGCTCCTACAACGACCTGATGAACGATGACGTGCCGCGCAAGTGGGACCCCGACCTCATCACTCTCGACGGTATAAGCGACACGTGGAAGGAGCGTGCCAATACGCCGGGCTACGAACACCAGAAGCGCACGATAGCGCGCGGTGTCCTCGGCGGAAACCTCTGCATAGCGCACTGCGTCGGCGCGGGCAAGAGCTTCGAAATGTTCTCGATCTGCATGCAGCTCCGCCGTCTCGGTCTTGCAAGGAAGCCGATGTTGACCGTTCCGAACCACATGGTTGAGTCCGGCCAGGTCTACAAGGAGTTCATTGAGGCGTACCCGGGCGCGAGGGTTCTTGTCGCGACTTCGCGCGACCTCGCGACCGCCAATCGCCGCAAGTTTCTCGCCAAGGCGGCGAACGGAGACTGGGACTGCATCGTCGTGCCGCATTCGTCCTTCTCGCTCATCGGCATGGACCCGAAGGTACAGGCCGAGTACATCCGCCGCGAGATTGAAGACTTGCGCGAAATGATGGAAGCCGAGGCGAGGGAGAACGGCAAGAAGGGCAATGCCGTCAAGAAGATCGAGAAGAAGATAGCCAGCAAGATCGAGAAGATGAAAAAGCTCCTCGACGCTTCCAAGAAGGATTCCACCGTGCCGTTCGAAAACATTGGCGTGGACTACCTCCTCGTCGATGAAGCGCACAACTTCAAGGGGCTCGACATCACGACGCGCATGCAGAACGTGTCGGGCGTCACGGGCTCGGTTTCGCAGAGGGCGCAGGACATGGAGATGAAATGTCGCTATCTCTCGAAGATGCACGGCGGCGACAAGGGTGTCATCTTCGCGTCCGGCACGATAATCTCCAACTCCATCAGCGAGATGTACACGACGATGCGCTTCCTCTCCCCGCTGAAGATGCAGGAGATGGGCGTCCGCCGCTTTGACGACTGGGCGAGGGCGTTTGGTGTCGTGGAGACGAAGCCGATGCCGAGGGCGTCTGGTAAGGGCTACCAGGAGAAGACGCGCTTTGCCAAGTTCCAGAACCTCGTGGAAATGAAGAAGTTCTTCCACTCGTTCGCGGATGTGGTGCTGGACGAAGACCTTGAAATTCCGCGCCCGAAGATGATCGGCGGGAAGCCGATTGTCCACAAGATTGACGCCGACCCGACACAGGTCGCAAAGGTTGAGGAACTTGACAAGCGGCTCGACTCCTTCAAGGGCAAGTACGACCCAAAGATCGACAATCCGCTCAAGGTCGTGACCGAGGGGCGTCTCGTCGCCATCGACCCGTCTCTTCTCGGATTGAAGAGCGAACACAGGCGTCTTGAGACTGCCGCGGACGAAATCTACCGTCTCTGGAAGGAATCGACCGGCAAGGTGTCGAAGGACGGCAATACGACTCTCGATGGAACGCAGCTCGTGTTCTGCGATTCGGGCGTGCCGAAGCCGAAGAAGTTCTCCAAGGTTGTGAAGACCGCCGACGGCGGCTTTGCGACGAAGAGCGGCAACTATTGGCAGCTCTACATTTCAGCCGTGGACGCCAAGGGTTTCCGTCATGGACAGGCCAAGAGGAGCGATGGTGCGGAAATTTCCTTCAAGCCGTTCATTGACCACTCGCAGGGCGGCGTGGAGAATCTTGCCGACGTCTATGCGGCGTTCGACGAAATGGCGCAAGCGGCGGCCGACTACGGAAAGAAGGACAAGAGTGGCGGATTGGGGCTGAGAGAATACCAAAAAGCGGTAGCCGGTCATACCGATGAAGACATTGAAAAGAAGAGACTGTCTCACGCGGCAGAGCCGGCCGGGACGCCGTTCGACATAAACCGCTGGCTTGACGAAAACGCCGCGGTCCTCGGCTATGACATCCGCTTTGAGAATCCGTTTGCCGGGGAGCGAGGAGAAACGACCGACGACATCGGCGAAGAGGACGAGGAAACCGAGGAGGAAATCTCCGAAGAGGAAGACGCAAACGCAGACCAGGACGAGAAGGCCAACGGTGACGTCGCAGTGGAGAACATGCTGCGCGGCAGGTTCAACATCTACGCGCACCTGAAACAGCTTCTCATCAAGCGCGGCATACCCGAAAGCGACATCGCGTTCATACACGACGCGGAAAACGCGGACGCCAAGAGGGCGCTTTTCGCCGACTTCAACGGCGTCAACACGAACTTCCGCGGCGGCAAGCGCATACTCATCGGCAACACGCCGAAGATGGGCGAAGGCGCAAACGTGCAGAAGCGCCTGGTGGCGATACACCATCTCGATGTGCCGTGGAAGCCCGCGTGGCTCATTCAGCGCGACGGCCGCGGCATCCGTGCCGGAAACCTCAACTCCGAAATCGGCATTCACCGATATGTCACAGAGGGCACGTTCGACGTATACTCCTATGACAAGGTTTCAACCAAGCAGCAGTTCATCAACCAGGCGATGAACCACGATCTCACGCTCGACGAGGTGGAAGACGTGGACGACGCCGTTCTCTCCGCCGAGGAAGCGAAAGCGGCTGCGGCGGGGCCGCTCGGCAAGTACATGTTGGAGCGCGTCAAGCTGACCGAGGCCATGCGCAAGGCCGATCTCACCCTTGCCAACCAGCAGTCCGACATACGCAATGCGCAACTCGGGCTCGACTACGACAAGGCGAGGTTGGACGAAGCGGTAAAATCTGTAGATTCCGCGAAAGAGCGCATCGCCAAGTTCGACGAGGCAAGGGGCGACAAGCCTTTCGGCATAGAGGTGATCGACCCAGAGAGCAAGTTCGCTGGTAAGACCCTCACCGAAAATGATGAAATAGCTCTTTTCCTTGCCGACAAGGTTAATTCATTTGTCCGCAAGGGCTCTGAGGACGGGATCATCGGCAAACTCTACGGTTTCCCCGTGTGGTGGCATGAGAATCGTGGAACGAGTGGACAGGAGCCGACAGGCACGATTGCCGTTCCGGCGATAGACGCAGCAGTTCACAACATTCCGATCGTGAACCGTGTTGCTGTCATCACGAAGGGCTCGGTTGCGCTTGTGAAGTCTGCCGTTACAAGGGCGACTGGCGATGCCGTCGTGGCGGAGGCTGAACAGGCGGTTGCCTCCGCACAGCGCCGCTTCCAGGCGTCCGCCGACGCACTTGCCAAGATGTCCGTTGACGAATCGCTCCCAGGCAAGATCGACGACATGAAGGTGCGTCTTGCCGAAGTGAACGACATTCTCGGCATCAAGGACGAACAGGCGAAGAGGGCGGCAATCGCAATTCTTGAAGAGCGTGTCAAGTCCGGAATGGACGAGAAGTCCGCGGCACTCCTTGAAAAGCTAAAATCCAGCGAGAAGCCTGTCGAGCGCAAGGTAGCCGACCTTGAGAAAGAGAACGGTGAAGTTGAGTTCGACACCAAGGACCTCGATCCAGACCGTATCGGCGTCGTTCCGACTTCCGAGGAAGACGTAAAGCTCTATGGCTTTACCAATGCGGAGGTCGCGGGGGCCATGACTGCGGCCGGGATGGAGCCGCCGAAGCACGTCACGAAGACCGACGAGGTTCTCATGAAGCAGGCAGACGCGCTCCTCTCCAACCGCGAATATATGCGCAAGCTTGCCCATGCCGTCTACCAGAAGGGCCGCGCCACACGCGATTACGAAAACGTCGCGCTCGGCATCTACGCCGACCAATGCGCGAGCGTGCTCAACGATGCGAAGACCGCAAGCGACGACATGGAGAAGATGGTCGCGGAACTGCCGTCCGACACCGATGTGGAGACGGTCGAAGAGCTAAAGAAGCGCGTTAAGGAGATGAAACTCGAGCTTGCAAAAGCCCAGAGGGAGTTCCGCGAGGCATCCGTTGCGAAGATGCAGGGCGCGTCTGAGCAGGGCCGGGCGCTCCGCTCCAACCGTATCGCCGTTGACATGGCGGACTATTCCTACGCAGGGCTTCGCGGCATGGTGCAGACCGAGCTCGGCGGCAAGGAGATTCCCGGGAAGATGGACGCGGAGATCGGACGTCTCGCCGAGAACTTCAAGAATCTCGACGAACAGCAGCGGCAGATGGCCGTGGAACGGCTGAAGCTCTTTTCGCAGAAGATCGTGGACGACATGAAGCGCGGAGATAAGACGCGCTCGATGACGCCGCGCGGCGCCGGAAACGAGCTGAAGCGCGTCATGCGCAACTACAACGACGCGCTGAACCAGATCGAAGTCCACGCGGACGAAGCCGGCGGGACGCTCATCGGACTTGCCGACCAGCTCTATCCCTCGTGGGGTAAATGGCTTAGGGCAATCGGCGAATACCATTGTTTCATGAACCCTGACATCGACGAGCAGGGCGTGATAGACGCGATACGGCGGGACGTGGGGCGGTTCCTCGATGATGGAATCGACGAAGAGACCGTGCGCGATGTGCTGACCGGATTCGGGCAGAACTACCGCCAGAGCCGCTACGACTCGCAGCGCAAGATGAACGACCTCAAGGCGCAGGCGCTCGCCAAGCGGCAGCGCGACTACATGCTGGAGAACGGACGGCTTCCTCCGCAGACGGGAATGGTACGCGACGATCCGTCCGACGAAACGCGCGCCCTTCGCCGCGAAGTCCAGGAGATGAAAAAGGACATCGACCAGCAGGAGGGCGGGTCCCGTGCGCTAAAGGGTGCGCTTGATTCCGCCAAGACGCGCATCAAGAATCAGATAGCCGATCTCGAACGGGCCATACTGCGCGGTGAGAAGATTGAGCGAGCGCGTCGCACCGTGGTGGAGGATGTCGAACTTCACAACCTGAAAGCGAAGCGCGACGAGTTGCGCAAGACCTACGACGATCTCTTCGGCGAGAAATCGACGCTCACCGACGAACAGCGCAGGGCGCGTGCCGAAAAGGCGCTTAAGAAAGTTCTTGAAAACGCCCTGGAACGGCTCGGCCGCGCAAGATCGGGCGACTTCTCCGGCAACCGTGCGTCAAATCCTGTCACGTCCGAAGAGATCGAGTATCTTCGCGAGCAGATACGGTGGACGAACGAAACATATCGAGAACTAAAGAGGGCCGCGTTCCCCGATGGTACGCCAGAGGAAATCGAGAAGCGGAACGCCATGCGCATGAAAGCGCGCGAGCGCGCGGTTCTCCGCATACAGGAGAAGATACTGAACGGCGACATAAGACCGACCGTGCGCAAGCCGCCGCAGATGTCCGAGGACATGCAGAGGCGGTATGACGCGATGGGTGAGGAACTGCGGCGGGCGCACCGCAAGATGCGTCAGCTCCGTGCCGAGGCAAGAGACATGCTGCGTCCAGCCTACATGCGTAAGATCGGCGACGCCTACAGATTCATCGACGGCGTATGGAAGATGGCGACCGCATCGCTCGACCTGACGCAGGTTGGCAACCAGACGGGCTCGCTTGCCGTTGCCCATCCGGCCATCACGGCCCGAAGCTTCGCACAGTCTATTTCGGCGTTCGCCAGCGAGTCAAATGCGGAGAACATCGAGAGCGATCTCATGACCGAGCCGGTCGTGAAGGAGGCCGTGGACAACAAATGGCTACACTGGAAGAAAGCTGGCGACTTCGCGGACAACCGCGGTGATCGCGTGGAGTTCTTCGACGCAATCGACAGGGGCTTCACGATAGGCGGACATACAATCCGCCTTACCGACATTCCGGTGTACGGCACGGCCATAGCGAACAGCGACCGCCTGTACGCGACCTACATCAACACCGTTTCCGCGAATCTCTACTCGACAATAATCAAAGATCCCGGACTGTTCCCGTCTGGCGCGTCCACCTTCGAGAAGAAGATGGTCTGCGACATGATAAACGTCATGAACGGCAGCGGGACACTCTCGAAGAACGCGCGTAGCGTTCTCGGTAAGGTTCTCTGGGCTCCGGGACTCGTCGATTCGCAGTTCAAGCGCCACCTTGGATATACGATATGGCATCCGTGGACCGCTTCTGCAGAAGAGGACGGATCCGGAACGATGAAGGAACGATCCCGCATGTCGTGGCTTGGGACGAAGGAGTTTCTAAAGTCCCATGTCGGAGCGCTTCTACTTGGTGGGCTCCTGCTCGCGCTTTTTGGTCGCGACGACGAGAAGGACAAGTTCAAGAGGGCGTCTCTCGCGCAAAAGGCGATCATGCTCATGGCTCCTCGCATCGGCCACACGCAACTTGACTTCACCGGGGGCGAAGTTGCATTCGCTCGTCTCGGCAACAAGCTCCTGAGCGGAGCAAAGGAGGGCGGAAACGGACGCACGACGCCGATACGAGACTACTTCGGAGAGGTGGCGCACTTCATGCGCGGACGAGTCACGCCGCTCATCAGCAATGCGTTTGCGGCTCTTGCCGGCAAAGACTACGCGGGCCAGAACTACGGAGCGCTTGAAGTCCTGTTGTCGCTTGCGCCGATTTCTCTGCGCGAGGCGAGCAAGTCCATTTGGGAAAACAGCAAGGACGGCGAATGGCTGACAGGCATCATCGGCGCCGCGCTCGTCATGACAGGATTCGGCAAGGGAACATATCGCAAGGATGACTACAAGATTCTCTCGAACAAGTTCCGCGAGGACTATCTGAGCGTAGAGAAGATCGCGCGCGATCCCCTGCTCGACGAGTCCGAGAAAAAGGAGCTCATCGAGAACATACGCTTATCTAATCCGCTGATGAAGCCGGACGTTGCAGCGGCAATCATCGGGCATATTCGTCAGATTGATTCAAAGGAGCGGGAGATCAACCGCAGCATCGAGAAACTGGAGCTTGCGCGCATGAATCCGAACACGGACATTAACGTCGCGGAAGTTCAAGGGCAGATCGAAGAGGCACTTTCGGCACTCAACACGGAGAAGGAGAAAGTCATCAAAACGATACGTGCTAACCGTTGACGCGCGAGGCTCCCAAAGTGCTCGCGCGTCACAAGATAGTCACAAAATTTATGCCCCGATTCAAACAATTTATATTGGATTCTAACATTCTTTTACATAACTCTATACATCATTGCACCTTTATATCTCGTTAAATTCTTAAAGTCTGCGCGATTTCCTGTCACTATTGCGCCCATACTGCCAGTTTGGTATAATACCATTGAGCATAGATAGTGTGGTTGACGCGGGTTGGGGCTTATGGTACAATGCTTTGCGTTGATTCTGGGATAGTAGGATTCTACAATGGAATCTTGGTGTCACATATGAATCACATAGAGAAAAACTACACATGGAGAGACAACCATGAGTTATTTGCCGAAGTCTGTTGTTGAAGAAAACATCAAACAGCGGATCAGAAAGGACCGCAAGGGCAGGGAGCGCATAGGCTACGAGGCTTACTTCGGGACTGATCCGTTTTCGAAGAGCCCCGTGCGGAAGACTCGAAATACAATCGAGGAACTTAAGAAGGACATCAAGGACTTCTTTCTCCGACATCAGACTGGCGGAGACGCCGCCGTGCGGTTGAATCCAATGCAGGCGCTGGACGCGAGAAACGCCCTTGACGAGCTTGCGATGGCGAAGGTCACAATGTCCCTTACCGACGTCGTGCGCGCGTTTCTGGACGGTTCTGCGAGAGCCGAGGAAAACAGAAACGACAAGACGCTGGGCGAGGCCTGGGGAGAGTTCTACAGATCGAAGCCCGAAGGCGACGACAAGCGGACACACCGATACACCACCGGAAAGTTCGTGCAGACTTTTGGAGCCGAAAAGAAGTTGGCCGTCGTGACGGCAAAGAACGTCGTGGACTATCTTACCGCCAACTACGGACAGCACAAGCCCAAAACATACAACTCCCATCTCCTCGGAATAAAGACATTCTTCAACTGGTGCGCAAAGGACGAGCGAAAATACATACCCAAGAGTCCGATCAAGTCGGTCAAGTTCAAGGAAGAGCCCTGGGAAGAGCCGGAGTATATGAAGGTTGAGGACGTGGAACGCCTGTTCCGGATCCTTGAATCCGAGAAGAACGAACACCCGGAATACCTTGCGCAAGCCATTGTCGGATTTTTCTGCGGGACACGCGCGGTGGAGATTCGCCGCATGGCCATGATTGAGGGCGCGGCAAAGATACACCTCGACGATGAGACGGTGCGCATCGCAATGGGCAAGGGATTCCAGCGAGGGAAGATGCCGAGGGCGTTCCATCTCGAAAAGACGGCAATGGCGTGGATCAAGTCCTTCGACTTCATGGACGCCATCAAGAAGGTCGATAAAAAAACGATCGCGAAAATATACAAGCTTGCGAGAAAGCACAAGGTGCCCGTGTTCCAGAACTGCATAAGGCATACCTTCATCACATATCACGTCGCAGCATTCGGCAATCCAGCAAACACACAGGCTATTGTCGGAACAAGCAAAAGATACTGCGCCATGAACTACTGCGGGCTGGCGAGCAAGAAAGACGGAGAGGCGTACTTTGCGATCATGCCGAGCGAAGCGGCCGAGCATAGCCCGACCGTCAATTCTTAAATTTTTTCAGAAATATTTTGGACGGGATTTGGACATTTCCGCAAATAAAACGCAAATAAAAATCGGCGTAGTTTTGTCTGGCTACGCCGATTTTTGCTTGATTATCGCGCCGTTATTTGCTGCTCTGCAAATTACCCGCAAATAAAATTTGGACAATTTTTCAGAATTATTTTATCGCAGTCTTTCGATACAGTCCTCAATGCAGTCGCGGACTTCGACGTAAGACCCGTAGGCGAGTATCTTGCCGAGTTTCACGACGAGATGCAGACGGTGGCACTTCGGCTCTCCCCATTCCGGGTGCTTGACACTTTCGCGTCCACGAAGGTCATAGCCAATGATTTCGACGGCAAGGGCTCGCGACTTCATTGTGTAGCCGTTGCGGAATACGACTACGCGCGGCCGATGCCAGTAGTTGACGTCGTTCGACGCGGCGAGGTAAGCGCGCTGAACCTGCGGATTCTCGCAGTCGCGGTACTCTTCGTGCTTTACGCCCATGGCGATCATGTCAAACCACCTGGCTTCTATGGTGAGGTTTAGTTCTGGCTTCATGTGTTGGTTGTCCTTGATTTAGAGTTTGACAAATGCCATCCAGTGCGTCTTCGACAGGCGTCCGGATTTGTGTCCGTAAAGCGGTTGGACGCCGATACAGTCGATAACTTTACGCACGGGTATTTGATCCTCGTTCCATTTGAATATCAATGTGCCGTTTGTCTTGAGAACGCGCCAGCATTCGTGAAAGCCGTCGTGTATGAGCGACTTCCAGTCCTTCGGCAGCTTGCCGTATTTCTTCGCCATCCACGCATTGTCGCCGACGCTATAAAGGTGTGGCGGGTCAAAGACGATGTGCCAAAACGTTTCGTCTTGAAATGGCAGGTTGCGGAAGTCTGCGAGCAGATCCGGATCGACCGTGCAGTAGCGCACGGCCTTACCATTGCCACTCTTCCAGATGGCTTGCGTATCAAGACGCCTATTGTCGACGAAAAGGACATTGGGATTCCTGGCGTCGAACCAGAACATTCGAGATCCGCAACACGCGTCGAGAATCGGCTTTGATGTGTTCACTTTGCACCTTCTTCCGATTCTGCATGGGCGAAGAGCCATTCTATGCACCGCACAAGATTGGGAGTATCGAAATATGCGTCTGGATGGGTTTGCTTAAATACGCGCCATGCTTTATCGGCAATGTTCCAAGTCGTTCCTTCGACCCTGAACGGAACGTCACAGTTCCTCGCAGGCGCGGCAAGGGCGGCACTTACAATTTCCCAAATGCGGACAAATTCCGCATTGTTTTTGTCGGTAGGGTCGTGTAGCCTCTCCATTATGGATTGGACGTGTTTTGCCGCCTCGCGCAACTTCGCCGCGTTGCCGAGCTTTTGGCGCCATTCCTCGTTCGTTTTATTGATAGCAAATGTTGCAGCCCTCGTTGATACTTCGACAGTCTCGCGCTTGTACACCGTCTCAATACGGTCGGCAAGCGTGTTAAGTAACATTACGATGCCGTCGTCATACTGTCGCGCGGCCTCTGCGCGATTGCGCATTTCCTCCACGATGTCTGCTATTGTCTCATTGTTAGCCATAAGTTGTATCCTCCATTTACTCGCCCTTCTTGGGCAGATTATAATTTGTTGCAAAGTCCTTTACAGCAGAGGTGAGGTCTGCTGCAAAGTGCATTTCGCTGTCAGATGCTTTTAGATCAATAACATCGACGGTTACTTCTTTCGGAGTAGCAAGACCTGTGTTATCTCTAATATCGAGAGTTATTACCATTGTCTGAATTTCCTTATTTCGCAGTTGCCTTTCTTGCACGGTTGAATTTGAAGAACTTGAAGGGCTTTACATAGCGCTTGCGGGCAAGTGCGTCGTGACGTTCCGATGCGAGCTCGACGCCCGACTTCTTTGGGACAATCCATTGACATCCCCATCCTTGATATGCGACATAATCTTTCATGTCTCTCATTTGGTCCTCTCGAATATGGCTTTGACGATTGCCTTTGCGGTCTGGACGGGAATGCTGTTGCCGATCTGCTTCACTTGGTCGGCGCGATTTCCCGAGAGCTTGTAATCCTTCGGGAAACTGTGCGCGGCAGCGAGCTCCGACGGCTTCAACATGCGGATGCGAATATCAAGCAGACGCCCATCGTCGAGAACGGCAAACACGCCCTGCATGTTGTCGTAGGTCGTTATGGTCTGCATCGGCTTCTTCGCGGAATGGACGTGCCCGGAATCCTTTCCGGCCGGACGACTCATGTCGAGAATCACGGCATCCACCTTGCGAATAGACCCCGCCGTTGCGATGGTTGGGCAAGGTTTTCCGTCCGAACGGAGCGCCGCGCCAGCTTGCTGGCCGAGGACGAAGGACTTCACAAGCGCAAAGTGGTCGTGCGATGTCTGAGTTCCGAGCGGATTCTTTACAGCTCTGGCCTTGCCATTGTTCGTGATTTCCACGATCATCGGCTGGCACACTTCATGGTGCGCGCCAGAGCAGGCTATCGAGGAAAGCGGCTCGTCCACGGATGCGCAATCCTGGTTGTTGCGCATCTTCAAGATGAACGGCTGGCAAAGATAGGCGTGGTTGCCTGTCGTGAGCGTCACAAGCGGCTTGTCAACGGGCCGCGGTACGTTGTTCTCATTGTTGTTCATGATGAACGGCGTACACAGCGCATGATGGTTGCCGGATGTTGTGACGGTTGTAAGTGGCTCGCCTACGTCCTCAACGGTCGCGTGGTTGTTCAGCTTTACCAAGAACGGACGCACAATCATCGTGCGGTTGTTGGTGTGCTGGGTGCGGAGTGGCTTTGTGAGCGGCAGGACGCGGGATTCGTCGTCGCCGCCTGGACCGAGCATGTCTATTTGGAAGTCGATGCCGCAATACTTGCGCAGTCCTACTGCCACGCGGCGCAGGGTATTCCGTGCGAGCGGGGTCTTGCGTCCGAAGATGGAATTGCCGATGTCGGAGTAATCAAGGCACTCGTTCACGCCGCGCCACGGCTTGAGCGTGCGCCCGAAAAGGTCGGGATGCGGATTCTCGGCATGGGTGGGTTCCGGCCAGCGTATCTTTCCGCATCCGCGTCTCACCGCGATCAGGAAGAAGCGCTTACGGCTCGTGGCGTCCCCGTAGTCCGCGCAGTTCAGGATCCGCCATTCGTAGTCGTACCCCCGCGCCGTGAACTGTTGGAGCCACGCACGGAAGCACGAACCCTCCAGCCGCTTGTTCGGCTTACCCTCGGCAGTGAGCGGCCCCCACTTCGTGAACTCGGGCACGTTTTCGATGGTTATCCACCGCACGAATTTGTTGTCCACGAACTTCCATATCTCGTTCGGCTGCGAACGGAGCTGATTGTCGCGGGGCTTGCCTCCCTTCGCCCTGGAGTGGTGCGTACAGGACGGCGAGGCGTGGAGAAGGTCTATTGTGTTCACGTTGATGTCGCTTGGCGCCGCCGCTTCGATATCCATCTTAAGGGCGCGAACATCTGGGTGGTTGGCTATCATCGTCTCAACGGCTCGGAGCCAATGGTTGATGGCGATCTCGTAAAACGGCAGTCCAAGTTCGGCAAACGCCTCGCTTGCGCCAGTTGACATGCCGCCGCATCCGCAGTAGAGGTCAACGAAAACTATAGGGCGGCTCATGATTTGTTCTCCAGCATGAATCCGCTGAAATCATGGACCGTATAGCCGTTCAGCTCCATGCAGGCAAGCGCGGACTGCTCATTTGTCATGTACTGCCGATCATAGCCGGGCAGACGCAGTTCCTGCGCGAACGAGACTTCGCAGGGGAGCGCCATGCAGTCGTCCGGCACGACATGGACACGCATATTCATTACCGTTGTTCCCGGCTTCACGATCGGCTTCTCGCCCAACGTCATCGCAACGCCCATCGCCCTGGCAAGCTCGCGGCAGAGGCATGAGGCGAAGGTCTCCGTCATCAGAATGCGGTTCGGATAGATGTGGTGCGTCTCGCGCCAGAACATCTCGCGCTGAATCTTGACGAGCTTCACGGCGTCGGGGATGAATCCGAGCGAAACTTCCCGTGTGTCGCGACACGCAGAAGCGGGAATGCTGCGGGAGCGCGAAGGGCGCTTTGTCAAGTTGCTGGCCCTGTTCATGGTGCCGGCATCCTTTCGGGGATAATTTCCAAATCACCTTCGAGGGCATGGAGCAGTTCGGCTTTAGCTCCTTCTGATTTCTCCCATCCAGTAAGAAGATACAGAGCGTCGCAGTTTGCGAGAGCGCTCATTTCCTTGTAGAGAACAGTCTGGAGAAGCTTATCGTTGTTGTTTAGCTGCTCGATCGTGCCAACGGTCGCCCCGATCTCCGTGGGATTGACTACATCCCATCCTTCTTTTCGAAGCTTCTCGGCAACTCTGTCGAATTTCGGATAGTTGTTGAAGGGGAGCCCACGCATCGGGCCCGCAATGTAGATTTTTTTGCTCATGTTTGTTAGGTGTGTCACGCCCACGAGGGGCGTGACACCAGGTTGCGTGTTATTCGACAATGCACCAGTCTTCGGACAGCATGTCGGTCTGCGATGCAAGCCAGCCCATGACGATAGTGCCATCTGCGGCTTTCATCGTGACATATGGCACGACCTTAACCGTGCCGCCGTTCTGCTCGGCGTACTCGGCGTTCGGCTTGCCCCAGATACCCGTCGCGGGGATCTCCTTAGGGCCATCGCAAAGCGGAACACAGAGCCACATGCCCTTGCCGTTCCAGCCCTTGCGAGCGACTTTCTTGCCACGCTTCATGGCTTCGATGGCTTCGCCGAAGGTCATGCCGTCAACCGGGCGGCTGACCGCTTCAAACTCGGCCTTGGGGCACCACGAGACATACTCGTTCGGCTCGCCCTTGCGGTAGGTGATGACGTAGCCTACGTCAGCGGGGTCGCGCTCGATGTTCGCGCCGCCCGACTTCGGGAACTTCTCCTTGAACTCGCCGAAGGTCATCGGCTCTGCATCCACCTTATTCACTCTTATGTATTTCATTGGTTGTTTCCTTTGTTTATTTCCCGGCGGGTTTGCCGGAAAGTGGTTCTTTGTATGGTCTGCGGCACTCGTTGATTACCGCAATGACGGTAATACAGATAGCAACTATGACGGCGACAAAAAGTATCGACACGCCAGCAATTGCAAGACAATCGGGAATGGTCACTTTACTTCTCCTTTCGTTGCCCAAGGCACCTGCCGGATCTGAAGATGCTTTGGGAATTTAGTAATGTCGCGTTCACACTTGCCGTTTATATCAAGCTGTTTCACGAACACGGGTATCTTCGCATCGCGGCACTGCTCGACGATGGACTCTACCCACTCAATCTTGCACGTACGGCGATTCGGGCCACTCTCGCAACCAGTCGCGACCCACTTGAAGGGCAAGTCCTCTGGAGCAATGTAGCCGAGACGAAGGTCTATCGGACCGAGGAGCGGTTCAGCCGAGAGCCAGCCGTTTGCGCCAATTTTCGCCTCCGCACGCCATGTCTCAAATCGTTGGTCGTACCATGCCTGATTCTCGGCGGTGAACCCGAAGTATGCGTGGCGCATGAGCGTATAGTTCTGCAACGCCTCGCACATCCTGTCTACCCGCTTTGTGCAGAAAAGATACGTCGCGTGGTTTTCGCGTGGCGATCCATCTTTAGTGTGGTAAAATAGCTTTGAGAAATAGCCCCATATCTGCGGAATGTCCACCCATTCCCCGAATAGGTCGGTTGCGTTTCCGACAAAGATCACGCCCTTTGTCGGCGCGTGCTGTTGATTCGTCATCTTCGGCGCGAAGTCCTTGTGGAAGCGCGTAGTAAACAGCTCTCGAGCGTAGCAGTTGTCGCATGCTGGCGAACACGGCTTGCACCCGGTTATCGGATTCCAGGGCTTGTCCCAATATTGGGCGCGAGGCCATTGGATTAGATCGCTCATTTTGCACCGCCTTTCGTCAATGGGTCAAAACCGAAATTGAACCGCGTAAGTGCCTTGTGTAGCAACTTGAATTGCCTCTCCACTTCCTTTTCATTGGCAGGCGTGGGCTTCTTCAAGTGTGCGTAGTATGCCTTCATCGCGTGGATCGCCGTGGTATACAGGTGCTTCGCGCTCCTGTAATGCTCAACGGTAGTGATTATCTCTTCCGTACCCATTTTCAACCTTCTTTCTTGCCATGTTTTGCTTCGTCTACGTTCGCGGCAAGCATGTCGGCCGTATGCGTCGCAATCAGCAACTCTGGGAATGCGTGGAGCGCACAGTCGTATTCCTTGAGTTCGTCACCCGCGAGGCAGAACGCGCCCATGTGCCAGCGTATCGCGAGGGCCTCTTCCGGAAGCAGCGACATTTGCAGTTCCGACGTGATCATCATCACGCTTGCCACGCCGTGACCACCGTATACTGATGGGACGTACTTGTATCTGGGCTTGTTCGCCTCCGCAGACGCGGCCTCGTCCACGATGTATGTCCTCGTCTTGACGACGTCGTGGAGCATGCCAACCAGGTATGGCGATTCTGGCCTCGGCCATTTCAGGTGTAGCGCTTTCGTGAGAGCGACGAGCCGCGTCGTCACGTTTATAGAATGCTGCACGAGTCCGCCCGGGACTGCGAGGTGGCGACTTTTCGACGCAGGTGCGTAGAAGTAGCCCCAGAATCCGAGCTCACCTATCTCGTTGACGTTGAGTCCCGCCAGTTTCAGCAGTTTTCCCGCTTGGTCTTCAATCTTGCCTGTCTTGATTTTCATTTTTCTCCTTTGTTTCTTCGGGGATTGTGATTACGATTTTGAAAAGCCGATCGAAACTGTCGATGGCATTTACACCTACGATTTTGACGACGGCGGTGTCAAAGGCGCCGTGGTGCTCGCAGAAACAACGGATTGTCTCTGCGAGCTCGCGGGCCTTGCATGGTAATTTAATTACCTTCTCAATCGGCATGGCGCACCTCATTTGCCGCGAAGAACGAGGTTGCGCTCCTCAAGGGAAACGGCGTCGTTCGCCGCCTCGAACGTGGAGAGCGTTATCGAAGCCGACGCGTCTTCAAGGTCCTGAATGGCCGAAGACAGTTCCGAGACGACGTGCAAGCGGACGATCTTTGCTTCGTGCCAGATGTCACGCGCAAGGTCGTTCAGCGTGTAGCGGAACGAGCCGTTATTGACGCGGTAGATGAGCGCAAGCGCAAAGATGTTCGCGGCGAAGCTAAGGTCGTCCGGGAAGTCCGTGCGCTTCTTGATCCACGACTCAAGATTTTCCTTCTCCCATTCCTTGACCTTCTTCACGGCCTCCTTGAGCGACTTGGAACGCTCCTTGTCGGTCGTGTTGACGGACTTCTTCTCGTCCTCGTTCGCAGTCGGGTCTTTCGTTGCGTAGCGGACGGCGAGATTGCCGTTGTAGTCGTGGTAGACGCACGCAAACTTGTGGTTGTCGTCGGGCGACGCGATGGCGTCCATCGGGACGGCGAAGTAATCCTTGACCTTCACGACGGTAATGCCCTTGGACTTGATCTTCGCAAGCTTCGCGTTCTCGGCCTCCGATTTCTTAAGGGCAAAGCAGCGAGGATCGAGGCAGACGCCGAACGCGCCGTCTGTCGGCGCCTCGCCGAAATCCCACAGCGTGGGGTGGCAGGCGGAGTTGTGCGGGCAGATGGCGCACTTCTTGCGGTCAAACGGCGCTTTCTCCAGGTTGCGGACGCGGCTGTCGAACTCGCGCGAAACATCGCGCCACGACAGGCGGACGGACGTCTCGTAGGAGCGGACGATCTCGTGGTAGGCGTCCTGCTGGATGTCTAATGTGTATCTGGACGCCTTTTCGAGTAGGTCGGTTGTGACGCTGATAGTTCCCTCCTCGACGGCCTGCTTCCACTCCGGAGCGAGGTCGATGAGTTTCGCGCGGCGGACGACCCAAGACTCGGGCATGCCGATCTCGGCGGCGATCTCCTCGGTCGTGAGCTTGTCTTCGTCGCGGAGAGTCTGAATCACCTTTGCGACATAGATCGGCTCGGCATCCTTGCGCTTCAGGTTTTCGATCAGCGTCAGCTGACGAGCCTCGGCCTCGGTGCAGTGGAATTTCTCGCACGGCACTTCCTTCATGCCGCAGACCTGGCAGGCGACGAGGCGGCGGTTTCCGGCGATTACGGTGTAGTGCATATCGTCCACCTCTGAATCGAGGTCCAACACCACGGCAATGCGCTGGATGAGACCCTTCGCCTCGATGGACGGAACGAGGTCGGACACGCTTTCCGGCGTGATCTTGCCGCGTGGATTCCACGGCGCCACGTGGAGCTGCTCGATCGGGAGCATGGCTGGTTCGCGTGGGATTTCGTGTTTTGCCTGCGGCTTCGCGGACTTGGTAGTCTTCTTGGCCGGCTTCGCGGTCTTGGCTGCTTTCTTGGCCACTACTGTTTGTTTCTTGGTTTTCATGGTTGTTGTCCTTTCTGCTGGCTTTCCAGCGATTTCAAAAAATTCTCGCGCTTTTTCGCCTTTGCCGCGTTCTTCTCCGCGAGATCGTGACGAATGCGCTTCTTCAGGATGCTCATCATGTAAGCACGCTGCTCCATCATGAGCGCGGCAATTGAAGTCCACTTCGACTCCCATTCAAGCCGCTGATACTCGCCGAATCTGTACTGCGGGAGCTTGTCCTTTCGGTTCCAGCCGACGAGAAGCTCGAAGAAGCATATCTTTAGCGCGTCTGTCGGCGGTTCGCCGTCCGAAAGAAGCCTGTCGCCCGTATCATCGGCGTTGACGCGGACGAGATCGCGCACGATCATCGCGGCGTCTTCCTGCGCTTTCAGCTCTGCGCGTATCCCGTTGTCGAACTCCGGCTCGTGCTGTTTCAGGTAGAGGTTCACCCTGTGGCGTCCGTCGCCGAGCGGAGTCGCGGCGTAGGTGAAGACGATCTTCGTCATGACAGACGGCTTCTTCTGGCTTCGAGTTTGATCTGCTTGCGATACTCGCCCAGAACGTTCGACGTCATCGTGTTGGCGGCCGTAAGGGCTGAAAGGAGTCCGCTGTTGACTGCCAGACGGTCATCGCTCAATATTAAGTGCCCGTTGTCGTAGACGCGAACGGCAATCGAATGGTCGGTGTCGATGCGGCGCAGACGGAACGAGCGAAGCCATTCTATCAGGCTAAACTTATGTACTTTGATTTTCATGTTGTCTCCTTGTTTGTTTGTTTTCAGTCAGTAGTCACTGTCATTAAGGGGTCTCAGGAACCATTGTCCGCAATATGTCGTGCCGAACCTCGGGTCGTCCTTCTTGTAGCCGAATTTCATCAGCCGGTCACGACATCCTCCGATTTCCATGCCTGCAATCTTTCCCGCGGGCTGGTCGAGATGGATGCAGTTCAGGCACGACCTCAGCTTGCGAGGAAATTCATACGGGGCTCTGTATCGTATTGCCATTAGGACGAAAGGTTGTTCAGGTTAATTACCGATATAAGAATGCCGTGCTTTTCGTTGTAGTCATGGTATATCTTCGAGTTGACTTCGAGGCAGACATAGGCGTCGTCGAACCAAAAGCCGACTTCGGTCATTACGTCCTTCAACATCTTCTGAAGGTTGTCGGTGTCCGGCTTCGTGGTCATCCACATTGCTCTTTTATGCGGCGGCTTCTTCTCCTCCTTCTCAGATCGGCGATACGACCATTCGGTAGTGAGCTGTATCGGGCATTTCCACGGCTTAGGTGGCGCAAACGGCGCGAGTTTCGCCTTGAGCAGGGCACGCGCGTTGGCAAGCTCGGGCGTAGGGTAGTAGATCGGCGTTCCCTTCTTGGTGACGCCGCCGAACTTCTTCTCCTGGTGTGTGACGCGTGGCGGCTCCGGCTCAAAATTGAGGAAGAAGCGAATGGGCTCGTCCGGGTTCAGGATGTAATCCTTGGATTTAGAACGGTGGTTCATCTGGCAATTCCTCCGGCGTCTTCTGTTTCTGCTTGTTCGGTTCGCTCTTCTGCTGCGGCGGAACGATGACGCCACGATCGACACGCAGATTGAGCCGTTTGCAATAGTCGTAGATGCTCCGCTGCTTGACATGCAGGAACTCGGCGGCTTTCTCTATCGTCCATTGGACGGAAGGGTCGAAGAGAATGGCCTGCCTCAATGTCTCCGGCTTCGACATCTTCTCCTTCTCGTCCTTCTTCGGCTTCGCTGACGCACGGCGAGAGGGTGGCACCTCTCCCTCTGGCGAACAGTCCGCGAGCAGGTTCTCGTCGTCCATGTAGTGACGAGGGAAACGAAACCAGAAGTTCTGCGGCTTCGGCGTCGGAAATTCGCGAAGGGTAAATGACGCGCGCCATCCAGTAATCGTCTCAAGCTCCGTGCGGACGGCCGCACGAGCGGCGCGAATCTGGTGCATCACATCAGGGTCTTCCGTCGCGAAGAGCTTGCCGAGCGCGTTCATGAGTCTGTCCGCTACGAGCTGATCGTCCTCCGACACTTCATTTTTCCAGTCGTCGCTGTATGTCAGTTCGGACGCCTTGCTGGCAATCGCGTCGCATTCGAGGTTGTTTGAAAATACCCTGCGAGCCGATTCGGATTCGAGCGGGAGAAGGTCGATGAGCGCGTCTGGGTCTCTTGCGAACACGCCGGATCCGGAAGCGCGGTCCATAGAGCGCTTGTCTCCCTGGGCACCTTTGGAATGGTGGTGGCAGAATACAATCGTTGATTTGCAGTCGAACGCGAGTTTGTCAAGGTAGGAACAGAACTTTGCCATGTCGGAGGCGTTGTTCTCGTCTCCCGTCAGCACCTTGTAGATGGGGTCTACGATTATCAGATCGAAGGGGGAGCCGAATTTCTGGATGCGGCGCTCGATCTTCGGCACGAGACGGTCGAGCGGCACGACGCGTCCACGAAGGTTCCACACGACAAGGTTCCCGGAAAGCCTGTTAGGGTTGCCGAGCGACATGTTGACGGAGCGCAGTCGCTGGTTGAAAGAGTTCTTCGCAACTTCGAGGTTGAGGTAGAGGACACGTCCCTGTGCACAGCTACGGCCAAGCCACTTCTTGCCTTCCGACACGGCAAGCGCAAGCTCGATCATGAGAAACGACTTGCCGGCTTTCGAAGGGCCGACAACGCACATCTTGTGCCCGACGCGCAGGACACCCTCGATCATCTCGGGATCGTATGGCTCGATGTGGTCGAGGTCGGAAACCACGTCGAAGTCAGGGAGGTCGTCGTTGAGGTCCTTTATCCAGTCTTCCCATTCCTCCCAAGACGATTTTCCGCATTCGCGTTCGATGATGAACTGCTTGTGTTCGCCGCGGACAAGACCTGGCATACGCGAGTAACGCGAGGGATTGCGATTCTGACGGTCAACGGGAAGGTTGTTGCGGCGAAGCACCTCGAAGAGGAAATCGACGCGCTGGTGGTACTGGTCGAGCGAGTCCGCATTTATCTTGACGATGGCATGCGCGGACTTCCCGCCGGAATGGACGATGCACTTGCAGGGGAGTTCGAGCTGATGGTAGATTGCGACTTGCTTCTCAATCTCCAGTTCGTCGGATTCCACGAGCGCGTAGCGGTAGTCGGAGACGTTGACATCCTTCGTTCCCTTACCGTCGAGCGGGTTGATGCGGATCCATCCGCCAACGCGTTCGTCCGGCGTCCCTACGGCCTCGTCGAACTTTCCCTTCTTGAGTTTCGCGAGAATCTCCTTGACGGTGCGATCGTAAACGCCGTTTGACGGGATGAAGCGTCCTTCCTTCTCGAACGGGTGGGTGCAGTAGCCGATGATGTCGTCCGGCTCGAAGAGGAGGTTAAGATAGGTCGAAAGCTCGCGGCATGGATTCCAGTCGTCCTTTGACGGCTCCGGAACGGCGACATTCTCCAGCCATTCCTCGCGAACGATCTTGTAGTCAGCCTCCTTCAACTCGGAATCCCAAGAAAGCGGCTTCGCACGGTCAGGCGCGGCCTGTCCGTCTGGCCTTGAGGGATAGTCGGTCGGAAGTGGCTGCTTTGAGCCGAAGGAGACGCCTTCGTTCCATTCGCGTTCGCCGAGCTTCTTTGAGTCGGAGGACAGCGAGACGGCGAGCGCGCGGAGCGCGTCCACTTCCGAAGAGGACAGACGCCCTGCGGCAAGAAGTCCGCCTGCTATGCGTCCGACGTCACGACGGCACTTGTGGCGGTTGCCGGGGTACATGCCCTCGCGAAGCTTTCCTTCGACCATGCTGTAGTCTGAATATCCTTCCATAGCGGAAAAATCTTATGTTGCAGGAGGCGTGTAGGTTTCGGGGTTCACGCCAGCAGGTATGCGCCAGTTGCAGACGATTATGCGCTGGGTCATCTTCCGCGCCTGAGCGTTCGTCCATTTCGCGACATTGCGGAAGCCCTTCGACTCGAGGAAGCGTATCTGCTTCGGCGTGGAAAGCCCTGCGGCCTTTCGCTCGTCGTGCTGTTTGAGAATCAGCTCGGCCTCGCCCTGCGTGTTCGGTGCGCCGAAGCCAAGCTTCTCGAGACGGTCGAGCTGCTGCATTGTTGGCTTCATCGCGTCGTGCGCGGTGAGCGGCTGGTAGTTGGTTAGGTTCACATCCTGAATCGAATATGCGTATTGCAGGGGATCAACAAGACCGCCCTTGCGGCGGCGCATCTTCTCCAGGCGTTCGGCAAGCGCCTGTTCGCGCTGCTGAACGGTCTCGGATATTGCGGATTCAAGCGCCGCCGGATCGAGGTCGAGCGCGGCCTGACCTTCGGGGGTCTCCTGTCGCTTGGTTATTACGTCACAGACCTCTGGATCGTCCGAGAGCAAACATGCCGGACGGCACAGATCATGCGTCGAAGTGAGCCAGAGGAAGTCGAGTAGCAGGAGATTCCTCTTCCCATCAGCGAGCCTCGTGCCGCGTCCCACCATCTGGACAAACAGCGCACGAACCTTCGTCGCCCGAAGAACAACAATGCAATCAACAGTCGGCTCGTCGTATCCCTCCGTGAGAAGCATACTATTGAGTAGAACACATCCTCGACCCGCTCGTGAAAACCAGTCCAGGGTATCTCGCCGATCATCTGACTCACCGTTAACCTCCCGTACCTCGGACAGGCCCTCTTGCTCAAATATATCAAGCATTTTCTTCGAAGTAGCGATAAGGGGGGTAAAAACGATAGTCTTTCGCTCGGCGCAGCGAATCTTGATTTCATGGCATATCTGGCGAAGATAGGGGTCGAGGGCGGTTCCAAGTCCGGACACCTGGTAGTCGCCGCCCTGTTTCGCGACGGATGAGATGTCTATCTGAAGGGGGATTGTCTGGGCGCGGATGGGGCACAGGTAGCCGTCTCGTATTGCGTCCACGATGGAATACTGAAAGGAAATCGTCTGGAATACCTCGCCGAGGGAGCGAAGGTCACCGCGGTCGGGCGTCGCCGTGACGCCGAGAAGGTGTGCGTTCGGGAAATGCTCGATCACGGCGCGGTACGTTCCGGTCAGGGCGTGGTGGCATTCGTCAATCACTATGAGCGAGAACTCATCATGCGAGAAGCGCTTTAGACGCTTTTCGCGGCACATCGACTGCACGGAGCCGACGACGACAGTGTAGGGCGGCTCGTCGTAGTCGGCGTCCGACCGTTGCTCGGCCATTTCGATTCCGGCGACAATGCCAGTTGCCTTGCGGAGCTTGTCAACCGCCTGCTGAATCAGCTCGCCGCGATGGGCGAGGATGAGGACACGCCCGCCACGGCGCGCCTCATCCGCGGCGAGACGCGAGAAGACGATTGTCTTTCCGCATCCCGTCGCAAGGACGATGAGGGTTGACTGCACGTCCCTAAACGCGCTTTCAACGGCTTTCACCGCCTCTTTCTGGTATGGGCGCAGCTCCATCAGTCGTACTCGCCGTCGCTGTTATCGGGAGCCGCCTCTCCGCCATCCGCCGGATCGAGCCACTTCACGACCGTCTGGTAGTCGTTGCCGTCCTTCTTCGAGACGTGGTGCCCGAGCTTTGCGCGGCCAGTACACCCCTCGACCTTATTCCACGGCATAGTGGTCTTGCCGTCGCCGTGCTTGCGCAGTCCGAGGCAGGTGAAGAACTGCAACAGACGCCACTTATTCGCGTCGTAGAGGTAGAGCCTCTCGCGAAAGTAGTTTGTGATCTCGCCGTCCGGCGTGGACGCCTGAATGTGGACGACTGCAAGCGGGCACGACGGAATCTTTGAGTTCGGCGTCGCCGTGTAGCTGTCCTTTTCCAGCTTCTTGACCTCGAAGTCGTATTCTCCGTCAGGAAGCAGCTTGAATTCGGAAGCGGTCTCTGCGGCTTCCTCTTCGGTGAGGTTGGAATCCCAGTCCATTTTGTTTTTCTCCTTGTGTTGTTTTGTTTAGAGGTTGATCTTGCCCTTGGCAAAACCAGCCAGAATCCATTCGATGAACGCATCCGTCCAGTCGTCGATGTTTGTGACGGCTTCGTAGCGCTCGGTATGCTTGACGTTGTACTTCGCGAAGAGCTTGTCCTCTGAGGCGTTGTACGCCTTTGCGGTTTCGTGGAGCTTCTTCACGAGCGGGCGAACGCTCTCGTCGGCCTGCCGCTCGTTTGTCGGTGCAGAGGCCTTCGCGCGCTTTGCGGCCAGGGCTGCTTTCGCCTTCGCCTCTGCGTCTTTCGCGTCGTTGGTCTGCGCAGGCTGGGGGCGCTCGTCGGGTTCCGCTACGGCGTTGCGAAGCGCGACAGGGAGTTTCTTTACCATGTCGTCGAGCGAACACTCGTCCGGAAGGTCGATGAACTTACGGCATTTCGCGTCGAAGGCGGTCGTGTGGGACGTGTAGCACCAGCGGCGTCCTCCCGTCGCGTGAGATTTCGTCTCTCCGGCCTTCTTGTCGGCGGCGACGATGTTCGTCTTGTAGTTGACAAAGACGATGAAGTCGGCGCACTGCTTCACGAGCGGGGCGTTCTGCTTCGTTAGCTTGAGCTGCCAACGGTCGTATGAGCCGCGTTCGTCCGGCGTCTCGAACTTCTTTATCTCGGCGTGGCAGACGAAGATCACGTTCAATCCGGACTCCGCGACATCGCGGCACTTGTCGAGGAACTTGGCGTACTCTTCGCCGAACATGGAATAGCCCTTGCCGTATCCGGGGGTTTCAATGGAATCCCACTTGTTTGTCGCGCAGAAGTCGGCGAGGAACTTGATTTCCACCGCGTCCATTGTGTCAATGACAAAGGTCTTATATCCGTTGTTGTCGGATATGAGCTCCTGCATGACTTTGGTGATGTTCTCGAACGTGACTTCTTCGTCGAGCTTGGCGACCTTGAAGCCGTGCGCCCCCTTTTCCGCGTCGAGAAAAAGGGGCTTGTCGAGCGCCGCGGCAAGAGAGGTCTTGCCGATGCCCTCGCATCCGTAGATGATGCCGACTACTCCGTTCGGCTTGGATGGCGTTTCGATTATCTTCATGTTGCGTCCTTTTTGTTGGTTGTTCAGTCGTAATCCTCGTCGCCGAGGCTGTCCTTTTTGGCGGCGGGCTTCTTCGGAGCGGGTTTTCTTGCAAGCGGGATTGGCTCCCTGCCCTCCCCGTCGTCCTTAATCTCCCCGTCCTCGATGACGAGCGAGCATTCGCCGTCCGAGTTGGTCGATACGCGGGTGGCAAGCGCCTGGAGGTCGTTTTCGACGAGCCATTTGTCGAATTCCTCGAGCGTTTCGAGGTCGAGCTGCTCAAGCTTGTCGAGAAGGACGAACCTGCACGACTGGTTCAGGCGTGACGCGATGGCCGTGCCGACTATCATCTGCTGCGATCCGCTCATGCAGTCCCACGCCTTGCCGTTTAGCGTAAGGCATCCATCGTCATTCACGGAGAGCCCGGGGAAGGGGAGGTCAGCGTCGCGCAGAAGCGCGAGCCGGTCGGCACGGAGCTTCTCGATTTCTTCGGTCAGCGCGTCGTACTGGTCGTGAAGATCTGCGGCCTCATTCTCTCGCGCAGTCTTCGCCTTGTTCTCGGCGACCTTGCGATTCGTCTCCTCGTGCTTCGCAAGCTGTTCTTCGAGAGCGGCGGTCGATTCGAGGGTGAAGTCTTCGGACGAGGCGTCGTCGATCTTCTTCTCGAAATGCTTTATCTGCTCCTTGAGCCTTTCGATCTCGTTGACGAGCCTGTCGTGTTCCTTGACGAGGCGGGCGCGTTCGCTCTTGTTCGCCTCAAGCTCGCGACGGTGCTCTTCCTTGATTCCGTTTCTTGCGAGGATTTCCTGCTGTTGCTCGATAAGCTTCTTCACGGAGACAGGCTCTTCCGGCACGTCCTCGTGGTAGGGCATGTCGTCTGCAGCCTTCTGCTTCTTGTCGGCTTCCCGTCCGATGGAGGTGCGCATGTCGAACTTTGCCTTTATGTCGCGGTCGAACTTGTCGAGCTTGTCGCCTATGCCAAGAATCTGGAGGAGTATGTCCGCCTTGTCGCGGTCGGACGAGTTGAGGAACTTCGGAAGGTCGATGGCGAGCTTGGATATCAGCGTGTCGATTAGCTGCTGTCCGCGCTTTGCCCCGGTAGAGTCGTAGACCGACAGCGAGGCGTTCTTTCCCTTGCGTTCGATGACGAGGCCGTCGTCCGTCTCGATGTGTATCTTCGTCTCGGCGATTGCCCCATCCCGGTTCAGCGAAGAGGGGCGGAACTTCTCGCCGCCAAGCGCGTAGGCGATTCCGTCGAGGACGGAGGTCTTGCCCTGCCCGTTACGGCCGCCGATCACCGTGAGCCCTTTGTCGGAGGGCTCGAGGCGGACGGCTTTCAGCCGCTTGAGATTCGTGATCTCGATTAGTGTGAGTTTCATTTTTTGTTGTCTCCTTTTTCTTCCTGAGGAAGTAGCGATAGTATTTCTTGCGGCTCTTGCCGCGTCTGAACGCGACGGTGCGCGAGAGAACGCCCTTGCGCACCATGTAGGTCAGCGTCCAGTACTTGAGCTGGAACGAGCAGGTTCCGCCGAGGTCTATTTCGGATGTTGTCAGCGGACGATTGGCGGATTCGATGGCCGATACAATCCTGTGCATCCGCGTCGCAAGAGAGTAGTCGATCGGAACAACCTTTCCCGTCGATACGGATATGTCACGCATAAGCGCCTGCGCGAACTTTGCGCGGCATGTCCGGCAGTTCGTCTCCGCTCGGCGCATACATCCCGCACAGTCCTCGGCGACCGAGCGGACGAACGCGATAACACGATTCTCTACATCTTTCGTCATTGTCACGACCTCGATGTAATGCGTGAACGCGATTCAAGCCATGCGACCATCGCCGATGGAGAGAACCGCGTCGTCTGCTTGTTCAGCCGGACGTGCGGCGCGACATCTTTTCTGCGGCGCGTCCAGACGAGAAGGTTGTGCGCCGTGATTCCGCTTCCGTCGAGCATCACCGCCATCTCGTCGGCTTTTATCAGCTGCGGAATGTGTTCGAAGGGGGCTTCTATCGCGCGACGTGCGCGGTTGAGAAGCGAGAGAACGTCGTCGGAGCTTATGCACGAGCCGCGAGACGAGCCTATTATGCTGTAGCTCTGCCTTTTTGAAAGGCTGAGCTTGTCGCATATCAACTCGCGGCTGAGGAAGTTCATTTCGACGAGCCTCCCTTGTTTGCGGCGCTCTTTTCGGCGGCAAGCCCCTTGCGCGCCATCGAAAGGACGGCAGGGCCGTTGAGGTCAACTCGCGAGGCGGCAAGCATTTCGTCGAGTTCGCTCTTCTCGATCATGATGCCGACATTGATTTTCCTGTGTTGGTTCTTCTTCTTTTGCTTCTTCATCGGGCTTTGCTCCTTCGGTGTAGTCCACCATTTGTGTGCGTTTGGGTGTAGTCCACCTTGATGAAAAAAATTATGCGGATTTAGGAACTGCGTTTTTAGAAGTGTCGCGTTCGACGTTCTTGGTGTAGTCCACCTTTGATGCCAAAAAATAGATGGCGTCGTGAAGCGCCCTGCGCTCGCTGATGCCATCCAGTTCCGCTATCTTGCCGAGAAGGGCGGATTCCTCGTCGGAGAGTTCAATGGGGTTCATCATTTCGTGAGACCTTTCGATTTGGCCAATTCCTTGATTGCCCGCTTGATTGTTTCTGTGTCGTTCTTGAGACCGAGAGCCTGCTTGATGGATTGAAGCAGCATCCGCTCGTCTTTCGTGAGCCAGACATTCTTGTTTGTCTTGCCGTCTTTGCGTTGGTTTGGCATTCTTGAAAACTCCTAATCTCATGAACACGGGGAATTATACCACAAAGGTGGACTACACCGCAATAGGGAATTTGAAAAAAAATATTCTTTTTGAAATTGGCGGCAAAAAGGGCGGCTGGATTTGGTATAATTACCGACATGAAAACTAATACGGCAATAGTCATTTCGGCCGCAATGATAGCATTTGCAATTGCATATGCGTCGTATCAGATAAGTCGATCCTCGCTGTTCCGTCAGCATCGCTACGAATACCATCCGCATGGCAGTTCGTTTATCGTATTCGACAAATCGCTCGGAATTGTTCACTACTACGACGGCAATGCGTTTCGCGAAATCAACTTTATGTTCCATTCTACATCGACACACGAAGATTTTTCAACGCCCGACGCGAGGACGAAGGGAACGCGATGAACTTGGGAATAGGCAACAAGTCGTCAGCATTCGCCGAGCGACTGAAACGGATGCGGACGCAGAAGGGGCTTTCGCAAGTCGCGGTCGCTCGTCACTTCGGCATGTCCCCAGTCGGCTACGGCGGATGGGAGCGCGGGAATTCCGAACCGTCGATTGAGAACCTCGTGAAACTGTGCCGGCTCTTTGGGTGTTCCGCCGATTCACTTGTCGGACTCGCGGACATGCCGGATCCTCCAGACCTCGACGGCGTAAAGAAAAACGCGAAGGCGGTTCAGACCGCCCTCGCGTCTCTTCTCAACTCCCTCGACGGACTATACTGACGGGAAGTGCTTCGGGTTCTTCATCTTCAGCGACTCGGCAACGACATCCATGAAGTCTGCAACGGTCTTCTTTGACGCGGCGGCGAGCGTCTTGAAGACTTGGTAGGCCTCGGGGTGAAGTCCGATGTTGTGCGAGATGCGCTTCGCGTTAGGGTCGCGGGGGCGTCCGCCCTTGTGAGACTTCCTCGATTTAGCGGCGATGCTGCGGGCTATCGAGAGTTCCTCCGCCGTATGTGTCTTGCGTTGATATGGCATTGTCTGTTGTCTCCTTGTGCCGAGATTATACCATTTTCCCGTCGATGAAGGCCACGATCTCGCCCCGGCGCGAAACAACCGCGATGTCGCCGTCGAGCGAAATCGGCTCTTTGCCGTCCGGGACGCCGAGACGATGGCGAACGGCTTCGCGCGTTGCCTCGGATATGCTCGGATAGTCTATGTTGTCGTGCGGACGCGCACATGCAATCTTGACGGATTTCTCGCCGTATGACATCGTGACCTGAACCATCGGCATGTTGGCATACTTCGCGCGGATTGCCTCGCGCTCATGCACGAGCGTTTCGCAAGTCGTGGTGAGCTTGGCCATCACCGCGAAGATGTCCTTGCGCACGGACGGGATGTCCGTCCGTGCGAGCTTCACGAATTCGTTGTAGGCGAGAAGGGTGTCATTGGCCTTGTGGTAGGCGTCCTGCACCAGTTCGATCTGCCTGCTTATCGTTATCTTCTCCATGTGTGTTGTCCTTTCGTTTTCGGTTTTCATTACGCAACGCGCCTGAACGCCTCAAGCGCGAGTCTGCAAATCTTGTAGTCCTTCGAGCTTTCGTCCACGGCTTCGTTGCGGGCGTATCTCGCCTGTAGAATTTCGCCCTCGCCGATCTCGATGTCGATGTAGGGCTTGCCGTCCTTGCGGATGAAGGCGAGGTCGCACGAACCCGCTTTCCAACGGCTGAAGTAAGTGCCGACGCAGTTGTGCATGGCGTGTCCCTCTTCCCGCATCTCCGTCTCGGTGTTCGGGATGACGATGGAGAAGCGAGGCCCAATCTTGCCCTCTGCGAGCCACTTGCGGATCTGCCGCCGCGCGAAGATACGCGCCTCCCTCGCAACGCGCTCCCTCTCCAACGCCGCCGCCTCCTTCGCAAGACGCGCTTCCTCGCGCTTTTGGTGGACGCGCTCCTCGATGTCGAGTGAGTAGGTGGCGAAGTCCTTCGGAAGCACATGGGGCTGATATGTCAAGTCCATGCCGAGTTCCTTGAGGTTGTCGATGTGGTGGCGAAGGAGCGAAGGTTCGACCTTCTGCGCCTTGAGCCAACGGAGAATCCGAATCGCGGGAAATGCGAGGCTGTCGAAGCGGTATTTCTTGCAGACCGTGTAAGCCATCGCGCGGCTCTCGTCAATCTTGCCGCCGTCCGTGCGCTTGAATTCGCGAATGACGAAGTATGGCGAGATGCCCCGATACACCTCGGCGTTCTTCCGAACGAACGCAAGGAGCGGCTTGTTGTCCATTAGCGTGGGAAGGTAGCGCGGATCCAGCCACCGCAACAGCCCCGCCTTGATTACGAGTTCCGTCTTCGGCGAGATGTGCATGCAGTCGAGCCAGTCCGTGACGCGCATCATGCTGTCGGCGAACTGCCCATATTGGTATTTCGTCCCCTCGAACCCGTTGACGAAAGTGCCAAGCCCGAAAAACTCGATGCCGCGATTGAAACTGTGGTCGTATGCGTCGAGCATCTCGTTCCGGCATGCATCAACATTGCTCCACACGGCCACATGTTCCTTGCCGCCGTAGTCGAGCCAATTCCAATGAGGACAGTTGTCCCATGTCGAAATAAGACATCTGCCGCTTACCTTCGCCTGTCCGCCGTCAGTCGGGTAGATGGCGGCGAGAAGGATGAGCGGCTTGCCGTTGTAGGTCTTGACGGCCCATGTCTTGATGTCCGCCTCTCCGTTCCGCCTCGGATGGACGGACGAATACCAACGGGTGAAGTTCTTGCCCGTGCGATTGCGCTCTGCTGCGCGAATCAACTTGAACACCTTTTTGTCAGTCATGGCTTCTTACCTCCATCAGAAGAATGTGAGTTGGCGTTTCTCCATCTCCTCCGCAAGCGCCTTCTTGCGCGCGGCGGCTTCGCGCCTCTCGCGCTTCGCCTTTTCGATGGCCTCCTGTGCCTTGCGGCGCTCTTCGGCCTCTGCGGCCTCCTTGCGCTCCTTCTCGGATCGCTTGGCGAGTTCGCGCTCGTAGGCCTCTCGCTCCTCGGGAGACATAGCGGCAACGCGCTCGGCCTCCTTGAGAGCGGCTTGCTCGCGGCGCTTCTTCGCCTCTTCCTTGCGCTTTGCCTCGCTCTCTTCGCGCCGTTTCGCATCGGCCTCGTCCTTCGCAATCTCCTCGGCGGTCGCGTAAACATCGCCGTCACGGCAGATCCGCATGAAGATGCCGCAAAGTTCGTAGGTGAGTTGGTCGGGAAGGCACGAGCCGCCCTTGTGCTTCGCGCGCCTGGCGAAGTCCTCGATGAACGCATACGCGCCCTCTATCGTCGCATCGCGCTCCTCCGCGGCCTTGCGCTCCTCGTCGGTGGAGTTCGCCATCCACCACTTGCGAAGGTATTCGACGGGAGAGACGGCGAGGCCGTCCGTTATCGACTGCGGAATGTCGAGCGTCCTTTTGCGCTTCCCCGTGCGCTTCTTCGCAGAAGGGGGCTCTGACGGCTCTTGCGGCGTCCCTTCGTCTTCGGCATCCTCTTCTTCGTCCTCGCCCTCGTCAGCTTCGGATGGCACGGGGACGGCCTCCTGTGCGTCTGCAGTGGCATCCTCGGTCGGCTCGATCGGCTCGGCCTCGGAAGTTGGTTCGATGATTTCGTTCATAGCATTACCTTCCTTTCGCGTAGTAGTTGAATGTGTTGTTTGCCTTCTCGGGAGTTCCACCCGCGAAGAGCCGAGTTGGATTGCCGCATATCAAGGTGATTACCCAATACGCGCCGGCCTCGCTGTCAAGGATGAGAATCGCGCCGTTCTTGCATTTCAAGAGTTTCATGGTTCAGTCCTCAATGATGTCGTTGCACACAAGAAGTTTAGCCAGTTCCTCGGGCATATCCGTAAAGAGTCCAAGCAAATCATCGTAGTCGTCTGCCGTTTGCTCCACGAATGCGTCCGCGCACTCGTTGTCAAGCGCATTGGCAAATCCCTCATCGGTTTCCGCCATCTTGATTGTGTTGTAGATTACCTTCGTCGTATGGTCGGACAGTGGCGCGTGGTCATTGTCGAGCATGATTTTCTTAAGCGCGTCGTGCGCCATGATTCGCAGTTTGATGAACATTGTTTCGTTCCTTTCGTTTGGGTTTCGGTCTGCCATCGTCGGCGCGTGGGCTACCATCCCGCGCGGACGCCCCGAAGGGCGTTTCGGCTAATCAACCCTCGGAACGCCGAAGGCGATCGGCACAATCGACATCTCGAACGCGAGGCAAAGCGCAGTGGCCTCGGCGGTCGCGAGGATGATTCGCGCATTGTCCTCCTTGCCGTCCTTCGTTCGGCGGTATGCTTCAAGGCTGTAGCAGTTGAGCGGCTCAACCATGTGCCGGAAGCAGACGCGCATCGAGCCTTCCGCGCTGATGTGGAAGAGCCCCTTGCCGTCCTCAAGGCTCTCCTCCTCGCCGCGAAGGACACGGACAAGCCGCGCGACCTCGATGACATCCAACTTGAAGGTGATTTCGTTGTCCCAGTCGAAGCGGGGATAGACGGGCGGATTGGCCGCGCGGTCGGCGAGCGTCATCTGATTCGCCATGCGGACGAACATATAGCCGTCAACGGCATCGTGGGCGGGATGGAGCTCGAAATTGGCGGCGCATCCCGTGCATTTGGCGTTCGCGTGGTAGAACGCGAGGGAAGGGCGGTAGGCGGCTGTGGTTTCGGTGTTGGTGTTCATTGTCTTGTTTCCTTTCGTTTGGTGGTTAGTGTTGGTTATTAGTGGCAGAAGCGGAAGTACTTGATGAACGCCTCGCGCTCGGCGGGGCTGTCCCATGTCCACTCCCAGTATTCGCTGACGGTGGTGTCGAAGAAGCAGTCAATTATCATTCGAAGGATGTGCTTCATGGTTCAGCCCTCCAGCTCGGGGGTGTCGGTGCGCTCGATCTGCGCCTCGCAGAGACGGCGGAAGTATTCGAGCATGGCGGGTGCGCGGTCTGCGTAGGTGTCCTCACCGCAGATGTCGCGCTCGATTCGCTTCATGGTGGTCTCGGACACGCCGAGGGTCTGCATTTCGCGCCAGCAGTCCGCTACGCTCTCATGCCATTGCGTCACGCGCTCATGGTTCGGAAGGTAGTCGATGCCAAATGCGAGATACCATCCCTTGCCGGTCTTGTGGTGAAGATGGAGGCGATAGAGGACGTCACTCGTCCCGTCGCGCAGTTCACGCCGTCCGCGCTCCTGATCGGGGTTGACGCAGTAGCATGCGCTCCATCCGCTGATTGCATCCTCGCCCCAATTGAGGCACCATGTTATCTTGTGGTCGTTCGCGTTCATCTCGGCGTTCCTTTCGTAAGTCGTTAGCACCCGAAGCAGAGGAGCACATCGTCGCCGTTCTCGTCCTTCGCCCATTGGTAGTAGTCGGCGGCGGTGAAGTGCTCGCGGATGTCGCTCATGTTGAATTCCTCGCGGCGCTTGACGCATCCGTCAACGCGCGGGTCTTCGGGCTCGAGGTGGTGGATGTCCACCACAAGCGTCCCCTCGTCGAGACACACATCGCCCATGCGCTCGTCTGCCGCGACCTCGAACGCATTGCAGTTCAGCAACTGCATTGCGACTTCTTTTGTCGAGAGCACGGCCGTCTTGCTCATGCGCTCTTCGTCAATCGTGTATTTCATCGTTTCGTTCCTTTCTGGCTTGCGCCTTGGTTATACCTTTCGGCACACACATTCTACTCTTTTATTTGCTGTTTGTCAACAACAAAATACAACAATTTTTTAATGGCTGTTTTCGCTTGATTTTTCGGGGGTCTGCTACTGATTGAGTTAGTCTTTGCATTTTGCATTTTGCAGTGATTTTCTGCAATTTGCAAATTGCACGGTGCATTTGCATTTTGCATGCAGAACGCACCCCTAAAGGGGTGGTGCGTCTGCATTGCACAAATGCACAAGCCATGCACCTCACGCGCGTGGCATGGCGAATCGGACAAGTTGACTGCAAGGGGCAAACGGCTGATGTGAGAGATAGTTGGTGTTTCATCAAATTGCATGGCAATCGACGAAAGGGGGCGGGGCCGTCTTCCGCGCAGGGATGGGTCGCGCACACACGCGCATTGGTGAATCGACCTTCGCCGTTCGTTCCGGCTTGTCAACGCAATAGCCGCCGAGACGGATGCGGCACGGACGCCTGACCTTACGCCTTGACCCATGCAATCACCCTCGGATCGACCAATTTGAACCGTTGAGATTGTGACAATCTTGTGACACGGCGGCTATCTCCACGACGATTGCTCGAAATGCGGGGCTTTTGGCATGGTCGAAGTCGGGTGTTGCACCCTCTCCACCCCCGTTTGGCCACCGCTTGACCCCAAGACTGCTCGTTCGGTCAATGGTCGGGCGATTCTTGCTGCTCGCTCGGAGGACGGGGTATGGGGGACATGGCCCGTGGGGGCGGGGGTGGGGTGGAAACGCGTACTCGCCCCCTGCGCATGCCTATGACAAGTCGGAACATCAGACCCCCTTGAAAAATAAAGCGCCAATAAAGCGGCTGTAGACTTTGAAGCATGGCACAACTGTCCGAGAAAGAGCAGAAGAATTGGGACGCCCTGCTTCAGCGCGCCCTGCTGATGCTCGACGAAGCCGGCGTCGAACAGGAGCGCAAGCGCAAGGAAGTCGCGGCGAAGCAGCTTGAGAGAGCCGGGATGAAGGAGCCGCCCGTCGATCTCGACGCCGTGAAGCGCGTCCTGATCGTCTACTCCGTGACGAAGCGGTACAACGTCGCGCTCGAAAGCGGCGGCGCCAGCAAGGACGACATGCAGATGGCGTTTCGGCTCTGGCCGGACGCGAAGACCGTCCTCGAGTACGTCCAGAACATGCGCGACGAGCAGCGGACGTGCGACATGGAGGAGCTGGAGCTTCTCGCGACCGACGCACTGAAGGCGCTCCTGAAGGACAGCAAGGGCAAGAACTGCGTAAACCCGAAGCTCGTCATGGCGACGCTCGAACGGCTCGACCGCAAGAGGTTCGGCGAGAGGGCGGAGGACGCCGCGGCGAACAATGCCGGCGAGAACGACCCGATGGTGTACCACATTTCGAACGTCCAGCTGAACCTTGTCGGCACGGACGCGGTGAAGGCCGCGTTTCCGTCTGGCGGCGTGGTGGACGTGGATGCGGTCGTGAAGGCACTCGAGGTGGAGTCGGATGGATAGGATCGTCCGATACGTGCCGTCGCCCACGTTCAGGGCGTTCCACGCAGTCCCGCCGGGGCTTGCGGAGTTCCGCATCGTGCGCGGCCCGATGGGGAGCGGCAAGAGCGTGGGGTGCTGCAAGGAGATGTCGCTCACCACGGAGTTCCAGCCGGCGTTCGACTTCGGCGACGACCCGAAGGACCCCGACAACAGCATCATGCCGGACGGAAGGCGCCACAAGGTGCGGTGGTCGAAGTGGCTCGTCGGGCGCGACACGCGGCCCGAGATGTGGAACACGACGATCAAGACGATGCGCGAGGTGCTTCCGGGGTTCCGCATCGAGCGCCAGCAGCCGACGATAGAGGGCCGCATGGTGGTTCCCTCGATGCAGAAGGACGACACTTGGTGCCGGACTGACTTCGTGTTCGTCCCGTTCGACCTGGCGCAGGAGGACTTCGAGGCGGCGCTCAAGTCGTTCGAGCCGTGCGGGGCGTGGATCAACGAGGGCGACACCGTGGCGTGGAAGCGCATATGGTTCGCGAACTCCCGCGTGGGGCGCTGGCAGCCGGTGAAGCCGCCGAACGACGACGATCCGCCGCTGTACCTCTCGTTCGGCACGATCATAGACTCGAACTCTCCGAACGAGACGAACTGGATGCACCGCCTGGAGGTGGACGAGAAGCCGCGGAAGATACTGTTCTTCGTCCAGCCGCCGGGGCTGATCAAGACGACGGACGACGAGGGGCGCGAGGTCTACCTCGACAACGACGAGGAGAACGCGAAGAGGTTCGGCATACGCCCCGCGGAGAACATCAAGCACCTGAAGGGCGGCTTCGAATACTACCGCAAGATGCTCGTCGGCGGGGATCCGAACAACATCCGGCGGTTCGTGCTGAACGAATACGGCACGTCGGTGGACGGGAAGCCGATCTACACCTCGTGGAGCCGCGCGCGGCACGTCCGCGAGAACCTCCAGTTCCTGCGCGGGTGGCCTCTCTTCCTCGGCACTGACTTCGGGCTCACGCCGTCGGTGGTGATACTCCAGCCGGGGCCCGACGGGATAATCCGCGTCCTCGACGAGCTTCCGTCCACGGACATGACGCTCGACACGTTCATCGACACGATGCTCAAGCCTAAGCTCATCGAGCGCTTCGGGTGGCCGATGAAATGCCCGCCGATCATGAACTACTGCGATCCGGCCGGCGAGCAGCGGATGCAGGACTACGGCGGGACGTGCATCAAGCTCCTGAACGACCGCGGCTTCCCGTCCGCGCCCTGCCCCGACATGAGCAACGACTTCCGCACGCGGCGCGATGCCGTGGACAAGCTCCTTCGCGAGGGGCGGCTTCTCGTGGACGCGCGGTGCAAGATGCTCATATCCGGATTCGACGGACACTACTGCTACAAGAAGATGCGCGACGCCGCGGACGGGGACGAGCGCTACGCGATGGGGCCCGACAAGACGAATCCGTTCACCCACATACACGACGCGCTCCAGTACCCGATAGTGGCGCTGACGCTCGGCGGCGTGGACTTCAAGAGGCTTCGTCAGGAGCGCGACCGCTCTCCCGCGTTCGAGAGCGCGCAGCTCAGGCTGAACTGCCTGTAGAAAACTCTTGATAAAGCGAAGATAAAGCGGGGCGATAATAGTGGCGGAATGAGCGAGCAGAAGGACATCTACGAGAAAAAAACCGGAGAGGCCGCCGAAAGCGACGCCTCCGGATGCGTCGTCCCGACGACGGACGCGATGCAGCGGCTCGCAACCTCGATCGAGGCGATATTCAAGCGCAACCGCGACCACAGGCAGATGGTAGGTGTGGACTCGATGCTCGCCTACGCCGCGGAGAGCGCGTCCCTCGAATACTCGTCCGCCCAGCGCAAGGTGCTTTCCGATATGGGGCTCAACCCCGACAACTACCCGCCGCTCACCGCGACTTACGTCCGCGCGTGCAAGACGATGGTGGGGGACACGATCAAGCAGACGGGGGACAAGTTCATCCAGCTCAGCCCTACCCCGGTCCCCGACGTGCCGGAGCGCGTGGAGTCCGAGGTCATGGCCGAGATCGGGCGCGAGCTTTCGGAGTACGTGCAGGCCGCGGGGGCGATGACGCAGGACCAGTGGGGCGTCCTGAACGGATTCGCGCGGCAGCGCGCCGCGCAGATGTACGGCGAAATACGGCGCCGAAAGAAGGAGTGGGCCGAGGACAGGTGCGCACGGATGGAGGAGACCGTCTGCGACCAGCTTCTCGAAGGAGGCTTCGTCAAGGCGTTCCGCGAGGGCCTCGGGTACTTCTGCACATACGGCACGTTCTGCATGATCGGGCCCGTGCCGCGCGTCATGCCCGTCACGAAATGCCGCGAGAAGAAGGACATGAAGGGCGTCGTCGTATACGAGCAGAAGTACGAAGTCGTTCCGACATACGAGGTCGTGAACCCCTGGGACTGCTATCCTGCGCCGAACGCTAAGCATATAGGCGACGGCCCTGTCTGCTTCGTCGTGCGCTACACGGCGAACGCGCTCAGCCAGTACGCCGACGCGCCGGTGGAGGACAAGGGCGGCGCCCCGAACGACGGCTGGATAGTCTCGACCGTGAGGAGCCTTCTCAAGAAGTACCCCGACGGCGGCGTGCGCCTTGAAATGGGCACATATGACCTCACGCGGCGCAACCTCGAGCGGCGCGGCGTCGCCCCCGAGTCCGACGAGTGCACCCTCGAGGGCATACGGTGCTTCTCGTCTGTACGCGGATCCGAGCTGATGAAGTTCAACATCACGAAGACGCCGGCGGGAAAGGAGATCGTCGAGTACAGGTACTACAAGACCGACGTCGTGGTGATCGCGGGCTTCGTGGTCTACTGCCGCATCATAGACGACAGCATGCCGCTTCCAGTCTACAAGGCGTGCCTCTACCCCGTGCCCGGCTCGTGGTGGGGGGTGTCGATAGCCGACCTCCTGCGCGTCCCGCAGTCGATGCAGAACAACGCCTTCAAGAACATGACGGCGAACGGGGAGCTTTCCTCGAACGGAATCTTCTACACGACGGACGCGAACAACATCGTCTCAATGGACGGGCGTCCCGTCCTCTCGCTCCGAGCCGGAATGATGTTCGGACGGAAGACCCCGATGGGCGGAATGGCGCTTCCGTCGCAGGGCGCGCCGATAGGCGTTGTCCAGATGGACGACACGACGCAGCGCCAGTCCGCGCTAATGAAGGAGGCGTTCAACCTCGCCGACGAGTATTCGGGCATTCCCCGCTACAGCGTCGGCTCGTCGAGCGCCCTTGGAAGCGGCGCCGGAAGAACGGCGTCCGGCTTCGCGATGATGACCGAGGCGACCTGCCGCACGGTGAACACCTCGATCGCCGAGCTTTACGCGACTATGATCATACCGTGTGCAAAGAACACGGTGGTCTGGAATCTCCTCTACGGACAGGACATCTCGATCAAGGGCGACTGCAACGTCATGCCGTCCGGACCGATGGGCAAGTTCCTGCGCGAGGCGGAGAGCCAGCGGAGAATCCAGATGATGCAGATGCTCGCGAGGCACCCGATCTATTCCCAGGCAATCCCGCTCGCCGGGCATTTCGAGATACTCCGCCCGGAGCTGGACAACCTCGGCATCAACCCCGACCGCATCATCCCGTCGAAGGAGCGCATGCGCATTTCCCAGGCGATCATGGACCTTGCCCAGTTGCTTGGCGTCTCGCAGCAGGCGGAGGCGCCCGACGCCTCGCCGACACCCGAGCAGGCGAACGTCGCCCGCGTGGAGGGCAGTCCGCAGGAAGTCGCCTACTCGCAAGGCGGAACGGGCCCTGCGCCGAACACCGTTGCTGAGAGGAGGAACGCGGCGTGAGCGAGAATAAGCAACAGTTCGTGACGGTCGAACAGGCCGAGGAGAAGGAGACCGCCCGCCGCATCCGTTCGTTCACGGGCAGCCGCGAGAACACCCAGAAGTTCGTCGATCTGCTCGACGAGGCCATCGACGTCGTGACCGGACAGGCCGCGGCGGTCGTGGAACAGTTCGACGAGACCGACCGGAAGGTCGCGTACCTCGTCGGCGTAATGACAGCTTACCGCAAACTGAAACATGCAGCACTCCGCGCTCTGGAGCCCGACGCCGTTCAGCCGACGGACGAAGGGAGCAAGCCGGAATCCGAAGGAGGCGGCGTGAAGTAGGGGAACGGAAAGAAAAAATTCATCTGCGGAACCGGGATAGTCTGCCTCTCCGCAAGGTGGCAATAAACTCCCGAAAAGGCAATTCGGGCTTATTGGGGAAAGGAAAGAAAAAAGATGGCAAGTGAAGAGATCGAGAAGGCGCTTTCGACAGGCGAGGCGAAGAAGGACGGGGACAACCCCGACCTTCAGTCCCAGCTTGAAAAGGCGCAGCATAGCGCCGAAGTGTGGGCTGGCCGCGCGAAGACGCAGGGCGAAGAGCTGAAACGGCTCCGAGAGGAGAACGCGAAGCTCAAAGCCTCAAAGTCTATCGAGGAAGCCGTGTCCGCCATACCGACAGAGGTCAAGGGCGACACTCCAGACGACTACCTGAAGCCCGCCATCGCGGGCGCAAAGCAGCTCGTTGACGAGGCCACGGCGTCGCTTCGAGAGGAAAACCAGAAGCTCCGCGACGACATCGCGAAACGCGAGGAGAGAATCTTCGCGGAACAGCTCGCGTTGCGCCACCCCAAGTTCTTCGACCAGGTGACACCCGGCAAGGACAAGGAGAGCGCGTGGGAGCAGTTCAAGAAGCTCAACAAGGAGACCTACGAGGCCGTCATGAAAAGCAGGGACGCTTCGCGGTTCGATTCGCTGATCGACTCTTTCTACTGCACCATCGGAGTTCCCAATCCCGAACAGGCCGGGGCGTCCGCCACCCCGAGTCCGTCGAACGCAGGCGGAGTCCAGCAGGTGCAGACGCAAGCGAAGAAGGACACGATGACGACCGCCGAGTTCATGGATCTTCGCCGCAAGGCCGAGGAATTCCGCAAGGCGGGCGACATGAAGTCCTGGCGCGAGATCGACACCCAGCTGAGAGAAGCCCTGAACGCGGGCCGCGTGCAGTAGCTCGCCGTCCGTCCGCTCGGGGAAGAGATATGAAAGGATTGCAGAAATGGACGCAGACAAGAACACGTTCATGAGTGACGCGCAGTGGGCCGCCAACTTCCCCGGCACCCAGGCCGTCATCATGGAGGAATGGCGTGCGCGCACCCGCGCCGCGTCTGTCCTCGACAAGTGCTCGTCTACCGACTGGAAGGGGCGTTTCCTTCACGTCGGCACGACTATCGAGAGGCCCGTCCTCCCGATCATCAAGGTGAACGACCGCAAGCCCGGCGACCTGGTGAAGTACCAGAAGCTCGTCGGCAAGTCCGAGACGTTCCGCATCAACCGCGAGCTCGAAGTGGCCTACCACATCGAGATCGAGGACGAGGCGTTCAGCATGAAGAACCTCGATTCCGCGCTCAACAAGGAGGCCCACGCCTCTCTCGCCGAGCGCCGCGACCTCAAGTTCTTCGCCGACGCGCCGTACAAGTGCAACGCGCTCAACTGCGGCAACGAGGCAGGCGTCGTCTCCGGGGCATACGACCTCGGCAGCGCTCTCGCCCCCGTCAAGCTGTTCAAGACCGACACCGACGCGCGCTCCGCGGGCGGCAGGGCCTCGCACTGCTTCACGGCGACGGAGTTCATGACGTTCCTCACCGGGGCGCTCAAGGAGTGGCCGATCGCCGCGCAGGGCGACCTTCGCATCGTCGTTCCGACCGTCCTTCAGACGCTGCTCATCAACAGCGAGCTGAAGTACGCCGACGCGATGGGCGATTCGATGAGCGTGCTCCGCAAGGGCACGAACTACATCGGCGACATCGACGGCGCCAGCATCATCGGCTGCAACCAGCTCCCGATGTGGCGCGCTGACGTCGCCAACAGCCTGCCCAAGCGCTTCCTCGTCATGGTGCTCAACACGAAGGCGATTCAGTTCGTCGACGAAATGATCATCAACGAGAAGATGAAGGACAAGGATCAGTACGGCTACTTCTACAGGACGCTGAACATCCTTGACTGGATGGTTGACTATCCGGAGCTCATGGGCTACGGCATCGTCACCCTCGGCTAAAATCAACGGGAACGGCGGGCCTCCAGGCCCGCCCGACCCAGTAAGCAAAGGAACAAAGAAATGTCTGAACTTACTACCAACACCACCATCAAGGGCAACGGACTTCGTTTCGACGTCCGCTCCTACAAGCTGTTCCGTTCGCTGGACTTCAGCCTGGCGCAGCTCGGGTCCTCGCCTTACTACGAGATCGGCAACCTTCCCGACGGGTTCGTCCCGCGGAACATCGCGATCATCGAGCTGACGAGGGCTTCCAGCGCCGCCACGCTTGCGGTCTACGCGAAGAGCGACAGCGCGAAGCTCGTCGAACGCACTCTCGGCACGGCCGCCGGAATAACGGTCGCCGCCGCACAGGGCGCGACGAACACCGTCACGCAGTCGTCCGAGAGCCCCTATGCGGTCTCCGCGGTGACGACCGTGCTCGGCGCAGGACGCCGCGGCGAGACGCTCTGCGTCAAGCTCAGCGCTGATTCTCCGGCGAGCGGCAAGGTCAAGATCGTCATTTCCGGCGACCTTATGACCGACGTGTGGGACGAGGGCGACAAGACTGGGGACATCACTCCGGCCAGCACCGTTCTCACCAACA